AGGATGAATGCCAGGGATGTTAGGTCTCTGGCTTCTTTGTGTGTGCATGTGTGGTTGTGGTGTCTTGGTATGCCTTTATCACGAAAGCCTAAAATTTCCTGGTACTAAATGGGGCTAACGGTTACGTTAAAATTAACATTCATAAATAAAAAGTAAGGGACAAACATTTATTTTGCTTTCCCTTACTTTTATTTAGTTTATAAGTTCTTTAAAAAATCTTTTGTGTCTCTGATAATTTGAATTAATACCCAAATTATACCAACAAATAAAAATACATTTAATAGCATATCATTTAATTATTTGAAGTTCTTGACTATTTGTAAACCTTTTATAAGAATTTCTTTTTTTGTGTCCTTGGTATTTTCGCTTGCAATAGAAGCAAAAGAAAAATCATGAATTTTATAAACTTGCTTATAAAAATCGTTGAAAGCTGAAACAAGTGTTTTTAATTCATTTTGTTTCTTTTCTTCTTTTGCTTTGCAAATCGAGTCAAGCAAAGAAAAAGTTGTATTTCTTAACTTTTTTCGATATGCTTTTTTTTGCTTTTCGTTCAATTCAGAAAACAGAGATTCAACGTAAATTTCTGTTTTCTTTCCTAAAGATGTTTTTAAAAGTCCGTTAGTTTTTTCATTAAGATTTTTAAAAATACTATCAACTGATAATTTAATAGTGCTATTTGCTTTTGCTTGCGCTTTTGCTTTATTTGCACTAACTTTGTTTACTTTGTTGTTAGCAACTTCTTTTTCTACTACTACATTTTTTAATTCTTCCATAATAAAATTACATTTAGTTTTTAAGTTTATTTTATTATATCCTTTTCTCTATAAAACTAAATGATTTATAAGAAAAAGAGAAAAGGAATAAATTAATTTTATATTGAAACAATATGTCAAACATCGCTTTTTGATTACATTACAAAAATACAATTTATATTTTAATTAGCAAAATTTTCAGAGAATTTTTTCTATAAAAATTGTTAATCAAAATTTTAAATATCTCTTTGCTTTTTCAACACTACAAAGATAAAAAATATCTTTGAATCTACAAAACATTTTCAGAAAAATTTTCGAGAAATTTTTAAAGAATTATTTTTAATAATTTCGTGTAAAATTTGTGCAAGTAGGTTTTAGGGGTTTGAATGGTGGGCATGGTTGTGGGTAGGTAATATGGGTATATTGATGGATATAGGGAAGGGGTTGGTATAGGTACCACTTTAGAAATTCGGAGGCCCCATACAGTCCGGTAGGTATTATCTGTATATTATATCATATAAGGCCATTAGGTGACTAGCAGGCTTTTATACCAATGCCATGGGCCATGTATGGAGTCCTAAAGAACTAAGGCCCATAATTAGGACATGGGTAAGCCTTAGCAAGTCCCATGATGGCCTAGAGTTAGGTTACATAAGAAAAGCCCAGTACCTAAGATAGGCTGGGCTTATAGAGTGTAACATAGTTAGCGATAGTTAATCTTTGAAGATATAGAAGGTAACACCATCGAAGATATAGGTATCCTCTGCCATAGAGGTATCAGCCATAGGCTCATCCTGTAATCTATTGAAGGTAAAGTATTCTTCATCTGTATTATAGTATACCAGGATTTCGGGTTTAGGTTCCCTTAGGTAAGCCTCTAGAGCGATAAAGGGATTTTCCTTATCTGGTATAGGTACATAGCCTGTAAAGTTATTATCGTAGGTATTATGTATGAAATTGTACCATGAATAATAATAGTTGTAGGTACCTAGATATCCCATTAGGGCATTGATAGCAATCTGTGGGTTAATTTGACTTGTTCTCATAATGGTAATGTTTTTAGCAAGTGAAAGGTACAATAATAGTGAATAGACCGTTAAGATATTTGATTTGAGGACTATGGTTAAAGCAAGCCTGAGAATCATAGGGGAAGCATTCCTTGAAGGTATCAGTTAGTGTATCTATCATGGATGGTTCATAGTCCATAAGGTTTGGAGTTTTTAAAGCAAAGGTCCATATATGGATTCCCTCATAGTCCCGTTCCTTAGTTTCGATGGATATAAGTTGAACGTAGGGAGCAATGGTAGCAAGATATGCAATATGAGGAGTAATGTACTCTAGCATGCCTAATTGGTATTGGTCTAGAGGTTGATTGTCTTCTGGGTCAATTTCCAGTTTGGATAAATGAATAATAGGGCAAAGGTTATCCAGGTCTTTGTCATTAGGTTGATAGCCCCAATTAAGTTGATGATTAAGGATTTGAGCATGGGTTAATTCAGTCTTAATTAAATTTGTTTTCATATCTATATATTTTTAATTGTTTATACTGCAAATATAGACATTTTTATTTAAATATGCAAATCCTACTGAGGCCCTTAATGGATAATGTCTTATAGCTCTATAACTTATTAATAATCAAAGAGTTACATAATCCATATCTCTTCTAGCCATTATTAGTTTCTTTCTAACTAAATATAAGGGCCATTAATAACATACTTACTAGTTTTAGGTACCCCTAACAGCCTACATTTTTAATATAATCCCAATAAATTTGATGACCATGAATGGTATATTTTAATGCCTAATCCCCAAATCCTATTGCCTAATCCTAACCAATATCCATATAATATATACTATATAAAAGGGCCATTAGGGGTCTAGGATTTAGGGGATTAAGGTACCCAAATGGGCCTTAGTTGTGGGCCTTTTAGGCAATGGGTTATAATGACCAAAGGCTATGAGACATATGTGTTAGATAGCTATAGAGTAGTGGTGTTGTATAGTAAGAGGGGGGCTAGGCCTAGAAGTTTGCCTTAATCCCAACACCCCCGGAAGGCCTTCAATATTGTATTAGTTATATGTATATTGATTATATGATTGGTGATATTAGGTATGTGTATTATGTAACATAGTTAGGCCCAGTATGATTTTGTTTATTGTTCATACTGGGCTTTAGTATTTATTTTGATATTTGTTTTTGTTTGGTGGGTTAGTAGTTTGGTATTCTTAGGATTAAGGTCTCTAATAGGATTAATAGGATTATCTGTAGGCCTTGTAGGATTAAGTATATGTATTTTTGTTTGTTGGTGGGGTTTGGTATTCGTCATCTCCTGACCAGCAATCAAGGAAGTAATCATATTGGTCCTCGGTTGCCTGTGATGGGTGTATGTGCAATGTATACTTGCAGTAGTGTTCCCATACTGTTTTAGGTTGGAATTTATTGGTAGGGAAAGCCATGACTACTAGAGCCATGGCAATTGATGTTAGGATTATAAGTTTAGTTCTCATTTGATAAGGGATTTGAAAAAGTTGATAGTATTTTCAGTGAAAGTGTAAAGAGTTTCTGGTTTTTCGAGAAAGTTAAGGTAATATTCGATTTCCTCGGCATGTTCTTCCTCGTTGAAATTATCCTTGTAGTATTGGAATTTTTCCATGATAAGTGGTTTGTATTTTTCCTGTTCAAGGATAAGAGTTGCACCGTAGAGTACCATGTCTACTTCGTCTACGTTATAATCGAAGTATTGGTCATCGCAGCCTCTGAGCAAATCCATTTGATTGAGGATTTCCATTAGGTCAAGTTCCAGGGATTCCTTATCGGCATAGGTATATACCCAGAGCATTTCGAGTGAATAATCCGATATCTCCTCGTAATGTGGGTCATCCTCGGCAATTTCGAAGTAATATGTATTTTGAGCATGTGACATAGGCCTTTGACCTTGGATGGAGATAATGTGATAGGGATTTTGTGCAATGATTGATGCAAGAACTGAGGTTGAATTTAATGTTGTCATGATGTTATAAGTTTTATTAGTTAATGTTAATTGTTAGCGATTTGATTGTTGAATGTTGTTTGGTCATCGGCATCAGGCCAACCCATGGATTCCTCCATGTATTCGGTAGTATAATCGATAATGGTTGCAGCATCGTCTTTGTTAATTGTAGCAACCTCGGCTTCGATTTCCCGTTGGATTTGGTCGTAATGATAAGCAAATGACCTCCGTATGCGTGCAGCAATTCCTGGGTATTTTTTAAATAATTCGATTAATTTACTTTCTTCATTCATAACGTCTATTTTTAAATGTTTATGCAAATATAAGAATAATATTTTAAATATGCAATAACCCCAATTACTTACTGGAGCCTTATAAGGTCAACTATTTCGATGGGAGAGTATGGCATACCTATAAGTTCTGAGATTATCCTTTTAGTATGATATACATGAAGGTGGTTAGGATTTAGTTTTACCCTTGGGAATATTAGATATGGCCTTAGTTCCTCAGTTCTATAGGTTATGATTAATTCCTCGCAGAACTTTTCGTTTTGGCAATCGAAGGATACTAAAAATTTGGACTGTTCTAGCATATTATTAATATTAAGCAATGAGTATTCTCATAAGTTAAAGATTCTTCGCTAGTAGGATGGGAGGATGCACCCATTATTAGGATAATTCCTCCCATGACTAAGATAAGTATAATATTAGGCTTCATGTAATTCCCAATAGGTCATCCATAGGTCTTCTACTAAGTCTTCGACTGTATCCTCCCAGGAATCATATTCATCAAGGTTGTATTCGGCAATGAAGGTAAAGAATGTATCTCCAAATAATAATCGTAAGACTTTGTCTGTTAGGGTTTCGTCTTCGTCATATAGTTTGTTCTCTTCCTCATTGGAAAGTTCTGTATCTCCATTTAGGATAACCGAGATTTGTTGCAGTCTGAGTAAATACCCATTAAGAGTATCAAGGTCCTCTTTAGACCTTGTCTCTTGGAATTTAAGATAAGTCTTTGATGGTGTCATAGTTAGTCCTCCTCTGATTTAATTTGTTGATTCAAGGGTATGTATGGTTCAGCAGGTAATTCTTCAGCAAGTACTGATATGAATCCTTCCGGGTATAAGGTATATAAGATTCGATATCCATAATCCGAATGTGGCAAGAATACATCTATGATGTTTTTGAGTAATGGGTATAGCTTCCATTGGTTATCCTCTAGGAATCGTTTCCATTCATCCATTTCGCTAGCATCATAGTTAGCAGTTAATTGAATGTGATAACGTTGTGTTTCCGTATCGATTGGGATAAATAGGTTGGTGACTACCTCAATTTCGTTTGAAGGCTTTTTGTATTGAGTAATTGGATACCAGATACCTTCGTTTTTCCATTGATTGAGCTGGAATATTGTCATCCCAGATTCAAGTAAGTTGGTGAGTTTGTAAAGATTAACCATGTTGTTGTCTATTTTAAAATGAATAAATATATTTTTATTTCTCACTACAAAGATAAGAATAATAAATAATATATGCAAATATAACTGAGGTAAAGGCAGGCTCTTAGTTAGGTTAGAGTCCTGCCTCTGGGATAGATATGAAAACAACTGGTTAATCGTCGTTAAGGGAACCCTCATTTAAAGTTTCATTAAGTACCTCATTAAGGAGTTCTGCACGTTGTTCTTTTGATAGGCCATCCAGTGTTCCTTTGATTCTCTCCTTTAATGCCTTTTTAAGAGTATTTTGGTACTGATTGATAAAGGTAATTGAAGAGATTGGTACTGGTATGAGTACTCTCATTTGTGTAGTATGATTACATGTATTTAGTAATTCTGATAACTTCTTACGGTTATCTAAAGAGTGTTGAATGACCATAGCAATTACATCTGGTTGTTGAACATCGGTACATCCAGAAGCATAGCGTACGATTCTATCAAATGTTGACTCGGTAATGTCAAAGGGCATTCCGTTTAAAAATGGTTCCCTGAAGTCAGGGTCCATGGTCTCTGTTTCTAAAATAGCTCTAATTGTCATTCTTCTACTTCTCCTATGTTGTTAGCAAGTAAATAATCGTAGTACAAGTGTACGTTAGTATCTCCATAAGTCCTAATATAGGATTCAGCATCCTCTGGGTCTGCTGAGACCCAGGGATATTCTTGTATCTGTGCCTTATGCAATTGTAAGGCAAGTTCTTTTAATTCTTGTTCATTCATGATATTCTGAAGTTAAGTTGGTAAATCCAATTGTTTTTATCCAGCTTGGTGAACGAGATAAATATAGCATCACCATCGGTAAAGCTTTGCATAAATTTAATGCAGCCATCGGCAATGAGGTTTTCTCTTTGTCTATCTACTGTAATTAGGCTTTCAAATGTGAAAGTATAATAGCAGGTTTCGTATGCCCAGATTTGATTGATATCAATGCAGGCCAATTGATAGTTATCGTATATCTTACTGAGCAGTTCAAATAAGATATCCTTTAGGTTCTCGTTTTCCTCATCTGTAAGAGAGAAAGTGTTTTTGTTAGCAAGGAATCTTTTAAGTACCTCGTCCAAGTTCTGGATAGAGGATTTAGATGTTGTTGTTTTCATATTTTAATAGTTTATTAATTCGATACAAATATAAATATTATTCTTATATCTGCAAAAGAATTAATAAACTATTTAATAATTACTGAGGTAGAGCCCGGAATCTGTTTAAGTCCCAGTCGTACTTTCTGTCTCCCTTGTTAGTAAATACCCAAAGATAGTGGTCTTTGTATTCTTTAGCAATGGTGTTATACTTAGAGGTCTGAATAATGATACGATTTGGTTCGTATTCAAGTAATTCTGCATGTACTGTAGATACATGATGACTTTCAAGATTAAGTTTATCCTTGAAGTCTTTAAGGAACTCATCCCGGTTTACACCATAATTATCTCCCACGAATTTAATGTAATCGTCCTCTACCTGTTCTAACATGGTAGATACCTTGAATCTAAACTTGTTCATCTTTGTTATTTTTTAAGGGTTCGTAATTTCTCTTTGAGTTCTTCAGCACATCTTTCAATGATATTATTTACTACTACCAGGCAATCTTCATCTACAAATGACATAATGATATCCATACATTCATCAAAGTAGTTTCCGATTGATTGAGGATTATTCCAAAGTACATCCCAGTTCTTGCAATAATTAAACCGGATAATATCTACGTATTCATTTACTGATACCTTACTATCTGGTAAATATGGATATACCTTTGAATACATAGATTTAAAATTATCCTCAATCCCCTCATTCAATCTAAACTCTTTTGGTAGAGCCTCATAGTAAGACATATCTGGAATGTAGAATTGGTAAGCAAAGTCTTTATCTGTCTGTGCCTCAATTCCCGGGTATGAATTAGCAAATAATACGGGTATTTTATAGAGCAATAAGTCTGGTACTCTATCATATACCTTGTAATGGTCTTGGTATTCTTTGTACGCATTAACATATACCCGGTCATCATATATATGAAGTTCATTGAGTATCGTTTGAACTCTTGAATGAAAATCTTCTAACTCAAAGTGCATGGCAATGTTAAAGGTATCTTCCATACCTTCTAACTTTTGTAGAGTAATAAGTCTGCGGCTTTTGATTACTCTGATTTTCTTTTTCTTTCTGAATAAGTTGAACATGTGTTAAAATGTAAAGTTAATATATACGTCCTGAGAACCTTTCATGAATTTCTCATGGTTGGTATCATCGAATTTAAAGCAAGAATATTTGCCTAATGAGCGTTCATATTCTCCTCTTACCCATACTGGTGCAGTAGTAGTGGGTTTAAGTTTAAAGTAAGTACCTTGATTGATGTTCTTAATCTTGGTCTTTTTACATTCGGGGTCTAATGTTTCCATATATTTGTCTATTTTTAAAATTGATATGCAAATATAATACTTTTAAATTTAATATGCAAATCCGTATATACACAACTGAGGCCACCATTAATAGGTAGCCTCTAAGTTATTTTCTTTTGTTTAGGAATGATGCAGCAAGGGATGTATCTTCTTCTGCTTCTAGTATTTCATCATCCTCTAAGTACCTATCCATCTCTGGGTCATAAGAATCGGTATCAATCCTCATTTCAATCTCCCTACGCAATTCATGGTGTTCTTTAGAGGATATTTCCATAGCAGCCTTATAGTTATCTGTGATTTGATTGAGTTCTTTCTTATTAAGATTAAGGCCCTCCTTGGACGTATCTACTCCCTCTTGCTTAGTTGCAACTACTTCAGGCAATGAATTGATATCGTATTTGTCCTCTAAGAGTTTTGCTTCTTCAGTTTTAGTAAGTACCTTTTGAGATTCTAATACGATAGTTCTTGCTTCCTCTATCGAGATAGTATTCTCAGCATTGAGATTATTCTGTTGATTGAACTGATTGAAGATATTAGTTGTATTGCCTCCAGTAAGATTACGAATGATTGATTGTAATGATGTAGAAGATTCCAACTTAAGCTTCAATGTCTTATTAACCTCGGACGAAATGAAAGGAGTATATTTACCTCCTTGGGAATCTCTTAAGATTTGCAACTGGTGAGATATCTCCATTCTATCCTCTAATGCCCATGCTAGTTGTTCTCCCAATAACGCGTTAAGTAATTCTTCCTGTTTATCTTTATCCCATATTCTAGAAGACAATAATCTGTCTCTCATGAATACTCGTACATATTCTATATCAATCCCCAATCTATTAGAGAATGAATTGATATCATAGGTTACTCCACACAAAACACCATTACCCATTAACCATTGATTAATAAGGTAATTCTGTACCTTAATCAATGCTTCCTCTTCATGTGTCTTCTGGTATTCTAAAGCCATTGCAGTAGTACCCATAGGACGAGGGAATCTTGTTATCTTATCTTCTTTTGCCATATAAATAAGCCTTTCTTATATCTTTAGATTCATCATATCCTACTAGCTCTAACTTATAACATACATAGCAATTAATACTAAGGTTATAGAAATATGCCTTATAGGTTTTCTTTTTCACTGCCAAATTAAAAGAATCACCAGAGACATAATCCCTGGTGAAAATTAATTTATCACATTTGCCTATCGGAATACTAAGGCAAAGTTTCCAATCCTTGGCAATAAATTTATTGCCGTGAATGTCTAGGATTTCCTTTGCCATGACTTCCCTTTTTATAGGTAGATTGTTTTTTGTCTTGTTCATTGAGGTATTCCTTCTTCTTTTTTTCAATGAACTGTTGGATATCTGGGAACATCTTTGCTCTTAAAGGTACTACCTGAGTAGCAAAGAAAGCATTCCATAGGTTCTGTGTAAATCCTTCACCTACTTTAAGCTTGGATATTGCCCAGAATTTACTTTCGAAATTCTTAATGATTTCCTTGAACCGATAATAATATAACTTATGAGTCTTAGGGTTAATGCCAATGGTAGTAGTTTGGCAATAATCTAGAAACTCTTTACCCAATTCGGAAATAAACTCTTCCCTTTTGAAGTCGTAATTCTCTTGGTCGAGTTTAAATAACTTTACGTAATCTATTGCTTCCATATATTTACTCTTTAATTGTTTCTAAAGGATAAGCCTTTAGTGTTACTTTCTTGGTTGCATCCTGGACCTGAAATAAATATCCTCGGTAATTATCCTCATAATAGGAGGACCAGATTGCTTCCTTTACCCTGTACCAATCTAAAGTCTTGGCACCTTTGGGGATTCCTGTAATTAATAACATGTGAGGGTTTTCTCCCACTTGAATGTTAAAAATATCCTTGCCATCAAAGTTACCTATTACTACATAGTCCGGAAAGGTAGGATATTCCTTTAATTTAGGGTAAGGTACACCCAAACTATCTACTATGGTTTCAGGCTCTATGATTTGATTCTGAAATCGGATATTTAGTTTCGATTTACCTATGTATAGGTCTTTGACTATATTCGTGAACATATGTAGATTATTATATGGGTTATACCTTGGTCCTTGAAGTTATTTAGGTTAGTTGCCTTTTCCTCAAGTTTCCTTAGTGTCTTTCTAGAATCTGTACAGATTCTTCTGGTTGGATTTCTAACCAGCATCAGAATATTTTCTAGTGCAGGTTGCAAAGCATTAACTGGTCCTGCATAAAGTATCTCATGCTTCTTCCCACTAATTACATTGTATTGGGTTTTATAGGCATACTTACCTTTGATATAAGTTACCTCAACCTTTTCTATTTCTTCTTTTCTTATGTTTCTTACCATAACCGTCTTTATTTACATAATCTGATATTTCGTCTAATTGTCCCAAGAGTAATGCCTGCACAAATATTGGTACAGGCCTGAAAAAGAAGTTTCTTATGTTACTGGTGTTAATATACCAATCGTATACAATAAAGAACTTCTTAATCTTCCTATGTTTAAGTGAACGTTGAACTAAGTAGGTTTTAACGCATCTCTTATGCAACTCAACCAACTCCTTGTCTTGCTTTAACATCGCCTTTGCGGAGAATATAGTGTAATCCATTTTTATACCTTTAGAAGGTTAATACAATGAGGAAGGTACTCTGATATTGGGTACCTTCCCTGAAAGGTAAAATCAAGCAACTTGTTCTGGCTTAAGGACTTTATTCCTGAAGTCCTCATATGCCTTGGCAGCTTTCTTGTATTCTTTGGAGTTTTGGTCCTTGATACGGAACATTTCCCGTTCAAGTCTGTGGAGTTCATTGCGAGTTTGTTGTCTCCATTTCTTCCGGGCAAGAGTATCTACTACATCCTCGGGATATACATATTTTACTTCCCGGTTGGAGATTACCTTTTCGATGATGGAGGGTTTCTGTTGTTTTTCAACATCTTTTACTACCTCTGCTTTTTTAGAGGTTTTCTTTGTTGGTTTGGGTTCTTCCGGAGTAACCTGAACCAATTTGGCACCTGCAAATTTCTTGGCAGCTTCCTGGGATTCTTCTACCAATTGAGCCTTAGTCTTTTTAGTTCCCTGGGCCTTAGTAGTTTTAGACTTGGATGTAGCATCCTTAATTCCTTCTAATTGTTGAGCAACTTTGTTACCGATAAGGTTAGCAACCTTGTTTTCATTCTTTTTCATAACGTCTATATTAAAAATGTTTATAAATGAATTAATTTCTTATCACATTGCAAATATAAGAATAATATTTTATATAGCAATAAAATAAAAAGAATATTTTTAAATAGCTGAGGTTAATCGGCTAAGAAGTCGAAGATCTCTGGAGCATAATCTATCTCGTTTTCTGGGTCTGATAAATATTCGTCCAGGTTTTCGTTATAATAATCGAGTTCTGATTTAGCCTTGGGAGCAGGTACAAAGGGTATACATTTTTCTGGATATTTCTCTGCAAACTTAATGGCATCTTGATAAGTTAACTTCTTATCAGTATAAAATTTAACCCATGTATGGGAGTATCCCACTCCTTTTCTAGTAACTTCGTATTGTTGATATCCAGAATTACTTATCTGGTAGATTTGATTCTCTGGAATGATTTCTATTTCTACCTGATATTCGTATATTCTTTTTCCGAGTTTGTTTGCCATTTCCTGAATTGAATCCATTAATGACTTAGGCTTATCTGCAAATGAGAAACTGTATTTAGTTTCTGGTACATCGTTCTTTTTAAACGACGGAGCAGGATTTATCCTGCTTGCATCGGGTGTAGGTTTTGAGCCTATAGCCAATCCAATTAGTATAAATCCTGCTAACCCTATGATAGGTAGTTTTCTAAGACCTGAGTTCATAGCCTGTGGTTTTAAACTTGTTTCTGATATTAGAAGAAACGTATTTACCTTTGGACTCTGCTAGGTGTAATTCATTGCAGATTTCTTTAGGTACACCATCATAACGGTAAACTTTGTTGCCTTTGAAAGCAATCCAAAGTTGTTTGTTTTTGGAGTCGTATCCGTAGCCTTCAACGTTTGAGGATTCGCAAGGAATCATTTCAACTCCAGTGTTCAATTCAACTGATTCTAAGTATTCGTTCTTGTCCATATTAAATTAAATTATTAATGTGAGTTCAGGATGAAATTTATTAGTTTCTTTGTGTAATAGTTCCCATGCCCCGTAAACTCCTTGGGATAAATCATGTATCCATTCGTCTTCCATTTTGAATAGGATATGAGAACAGATATATAATTGATATTCGTTCAGAGTCTTTATCAATTGAGGCATTTCGTATATCTCTTCGTAAATCTGAATATGATGATTGACTGAATCAAGCATCTCTTCATCATTTATCTGTAACAACTTCCTGAGTAAATCGGGTTCTGTTGTAGTGATATTGTTTTTGATATTAGTCAATGCCTCAATTTGAATCTGAGCAATGTTCTTTACTACCTCTTTGGTTTCTGCATCCATTTTAATATTTATTTTCGTTATACAAATATAAGAATTTTATTTTAATAAATAATACTCTTTTATTAAATACTGAGGTAGAGGTTGTCTATCTAGAGATAGCTTCTTCGATTTTCTGTTTGATTGAATCAGGGAATATTACATCCTTGTACCATCTCATGAAGAACTTAGAAGGCTTTTTCTCGGAGTTGAGAAGTAATTGTCGTTGTTCTGCAGAGAACTTTAATCGTTCTTCTTCAAGCATAAACTTAGGGAACTTTGTGAACTCTGCTTGAGAGAAGGATATGGTTTTCTTACCAACAGAGGCCCTTAACGGTTTCTTCCTTTCTTTATAAAGATACGGAACAATTTTCTTCGATGGTCCACCAAGGATACTAAAGCCGAAGATGACCATTGGGTCAAATTTATCTGCTTTGGGGTCCTTGGCCCGTTTGATACATCTTGCCATCCATGAGTATGAATTGGGATATTGCTTGTTATCAGTGGCTTCTCCCACATCCTTACTGTTGAATTCGAATCCTGGGAAATGAAAAAGAAAGTCCTCTGTAAGAATAAAGACAAATCCCAATTCCCTTAAATACTTAATAATCTCTTGTTGGCTCTTACCTTCTTCAACCATTTTCTCTACATCTGCAAGAATATCTTCCCGAGGTGATTCAGTAAGTTGTTTACTACCAGTAGAAGGTCTTCCTCTTCCCACTGAAGGTTCTTTGATTGGTAAGTTACCTACGAGCTTATCTAAGTAATTCTTAAAATTCTCGACATCTTGTTTATTTGTAAGAGTTACCTCTATTCTTATTGGTCCCTTATGTTGTACTTTTGGCCCTGAATTCATTTCTGTATACGCATCTACCAATCTATCTTGAATATAGGAGCCATTATCTTCAAGTGTGGTGATACGCAGTTTGGGTTTATATGTTTTTTCTTCCATAAAGTCTTAGTATTAAAAAGAAAGGCCTGAACAAAAGTGATTTGCCAGGCCTTTACATCATTAACGAATACTTAATAAGATATGAGATTAATCTTCTTCTTTTTTGGCCTTCTTTTTCTTTTTATCTTTGGCCTTCTTTTCCTTCTTTGCAGGAGCAGCCTTTTCAGTAGCTTCTGCCTTTTCTTTCTTTTCCTTCTTGGGTTTTTCTTCCTTCGGAGTTTTACCGGCAGCCAGTCTTCTCTGTTCCATACGATATTTTTTCTTTTCATCAGAAGTCATTTCCCGACCATCAATGAGAGGATAATCGTATTTGGTAACTCTGCCAGCAGATTCCTTCTTTTCCTTTTTCTCTTTTTTCTTTGAAGCCTTTTCATCTTCTTTGGCTTTTTTCATTTTTACCAATTTGGCTTCGTTCTTTAAATCCTTTTCAGGATACTGGGCAGCGACTTTGTCTCTTTCCTTGTTGAGCTTATTCAAGAGTTCAGTAACCTTTTTACCATGTTTCTTGTCTTTTGACCAATCCTTTTGAGGGTCCAAGTTGTTCTCTTTGAGATAAGCATCCAATGCCTTTTTAGCCTTTGAAAGTTCCGGAGTCTTATTAGCCGGTTTGTCTTTCTTCTTGTCTTTCTTCATGTTTCTAAAATTTTTAAGTGGATTGAAATTTCCTTAGTAATTATCCATAGTTATAATATCCTAATCGAAGTAGGGATTTCCTTAATTTCTAGGATTTCTATACTTGCATTTTCAAGAATGGCTCCAAGTTCTAAGGCATCCTTTATCTCTTGCTCAGTAAGATTGACAAAAGTTTGTTCTGCAACCATTTCTCGTCCATCTGAATAATTAACATATTTAAACTTTACAGTACTGATAGTACCTTTTAGTTTTTTATCTAGCCTACCCTTAAAATCCTTAAGCCTACGTTTAAGATATTGAAGGTGAATAACATGGGTTTGATATTTACCTCTCTTATGAGGAGGAGTAACCTTAATCATATACCGAGTATATTCCATATCTTTTAATACGGCTTGAATACCCTGTATGATGGTTCTTAAATTCATTTCTTCCATGATGGTCTTGGTATTGGTTTATTTTCGATTGCCATTTCGGTTAGCATTTCTTTGGCTTCTTTAATAATTAATTCAGAGAGTTCCCTTTCTTCATTCGATAAGGGAGGGTCCATATCTTTATCTTCTAGTGCATTAGTATAATTCTGAATAAGATTATCTAATGCAAGAATAGTTATATTCTTTCGGATTTCTCTTTTGTCTTCCATAACCTATAAAATAAATGAAGCCTACTACCTTCTCAGGCAATAGGCTCCCAACATAATTTTTGAAATACAATTTAAACTATGCAAACAATATGAGTTTAATCTTCATCTCCGGCTTCCTCTTCTTCTCCCTTAGCCTTTTTAGCTTTTGGATTACAGATGATACCATGTCCTTTTTTGGATTTTACGGTAAGGTTGCCGGGAACAAATGTTACGGAAGTAGAAGCAGGTTTACCATCAATAACCAGAACTGATGTTACTACCACTCCCTGATAGCCTTCCTTGTTCTTTACTGCGTAGCCGTAGTTCTGAACCTCGGATTTGTCATTGATTTTGATAACATCAATCTGTTTACTGTTCGGTCGTTGTTCTGCCGGTCGGTTTTTCAGAGCTTCCATACGAGCTTTACGTTTTGCTTCTTTTTCAGCATCTTTTTCTTTGCCACCTTTTTTCTTGGTGTCTTCTTTTTTCTTAGTTGCCATAATCTTTTAAGTTTTAGTTTTATTTAATAGAACAATAGTTATTTCTTATGATAAAGGTGGGCTATTGCTTTAGCCCAACCTTCGTAACCGGAGAATGAATTACTTCTTCCCTTTTTTACTTTTGCCTTTTGCTTCTTTCTTCGCCGGAAGTTTGAGACCCAATTCTTTGGCAATTGCTTTGCGAAGTTTTTCAATGTCGTCTTCTTCGAAATCGTCCGGGTCTGTTTCAAGGTCTTTGTCATCGCAAACATCTTCCAATTCTTCGAAGTCCATTTCAGCAAGAGCTTCACCGGTCAATTCTTCTTCCTCTTCGTCCTCATCTTCATCGTCGTCCGAGTCTTCATCATCCTCGTCATCTTCATCTTCTTCATCATCAGAGTCCTCATCGTCGTCATCCTCATCTGAATCTTCCTCTTCTTCTTCCTCGTCTTCTTCCTCTTCTTCTTCCTCTTCTTCTTCCTCGTCATCATCTTCCTCTTCTGAAGCAAAGAAGTCTTTTGCTTCTTCGGCAGACAACATAATAGGAGCTGGGATAATTTTTACTGAGCCATCCTCGTAAGTAATGATGATTGCACCATTAATCTCTTTGCGAGATACTTCCTTTAACTCTACCTTTTTGGTTTCTTTTTTCTTAGCCATTTTCGTAAATGTTTAAATGTTAATAATCAATAGTTATATCACTCTGTTATAAGTTTCTTGTATTTTCTTTCGCTTCCCGTAAGATAAGCAAATGCAATATTATATTGTTTTACCCCATCAATTACGGTCTTTAGTTCTTCTTGAGATTCTATCTTTACATCTTCTGTATCGATAACTTCATCCTGGTCATTATAGGTATTAACCTTAAAGGATTTACCCATGAACGGATTTAATTGCTTATGTACCTTTACTTCCGGTACTGGGTTTTTAGTTTCCATTGCTGTATTTAATTTTAATTATTCCAGGAATACCAACCTTACCAAATACTTCGGTATAGAATTTGTATTTTGGATTTTGCATTGATTTATAGTTATCAGCTAATCTCATAGGAAATACCCAATATTCATTTTCTAGCACCCTGTTTGTCATAATATAGGCATATTTACTTCTCATCCTATATTTGCTTACAGGAGTGAACCCTTGAAATCTTAAAGCTTTTACCAAGAACCTTTCTTTTGGTTGCCATCCCAAATGATTTAAGGATTCATCATAAAAGATATCGAGCATATCCCTTTGTGCTTTGATAAATAGTACTTTCTGTATCGGGATATCTAATTTCTTTCTTAGATACAAGGCCAAGGAACATACCAATGGGGGATATTGCAAAGAAAGAATATTATATTTATGCTTTTCCTCTTGACTCAGCCTGTTGTAAATTCTGTAAGATAGTAGAACGGATTTGTATTCTCTTCTTCCGGATATAGTTGGAAGATATGCCTTCCCGTTGTCCATACAATTTTTGTGAGTACCTTTCATTGAATACCTTCTTTCCTTTTGATTTGAAGACCCGGTGCATTTGAACCATGAACCTTCGTCTTCTGTGTTTATCAATTTTATATTCATCCGGGATAATAAACTTCCTGGCTTTAACTAATCTCCCTTTATACCAGAATTTAGTAGAACCAGAGGTATGTCTTATACCATTCATGTCTTGAAGTATTCTTATCCCTTGCCTAAGTAATTTCCTGCCTGATATGATATGAATATATTGAAGAACATCTACTCCGTACATATAAACCAAAGTCTTTTTTATCTGATACCTTGTGAAATAGGGTATACCTGTTAGGTGTTTCCGATATAAACTTTTTTCGGTAATATATTTGTTGGTTGTATCTGGTCTCCATGTCCATATATAATATCTATCTTCTCGGATTGGTTCCCTACTACTTTCCTTTAGTTTTACCATTGTTCATAGTCCTCCTTGCAGTTCTAAACCAAAGTGTTATTGATTTATCGTTTGCATCTGGGAACTTCTTTTTCATCCTTCTAGTTACTCTTTCTAAATCGTAACCCTTTGCAACTAATGACCATACATAGGATTTCTTAGTTCCCTTGATGAGATTAAATTCATCCCTTTCTCTTGGTGGTTTCTTCTCCCTTGGCTTTTTTATTCCTGGAACCCTTTTGGATTTCCTTTGCCCATCTTCTCCTTCTTCTCCGAGAAACCCAAGCCTTAATTTCGAATTCCTTAAAGGGTCATCCTTTGAATAACCTATGTTCTCCAATTGTTTATCCATCCAATCATCATATTGGTCAATTAAGGATTTGTCTGGTTTGTTAGTTGACCTTTCTATATAACCAATTAAATCGAAAACTCCAGCAGCACATGCATCAGGAAAAGGCATACCCAATACTATGGCTTTTCTTTTTAAATCTCTGTAAGTCATATTCCTCCCGGCTGAACCAAGGAAACTGGCTTTTTCTTTTGAGGGTGCTGGTTTATTCTTTTTGTTCTTTCTCATATCTTTTATTTTAATTTGTTGCAAATATAATACTTTTTATTTATATAGAAAAATATTTCTATCTATTTTTATAAAAAGCTGAGGTATCTGATATGCGTTCAGCAGCCGTTGATTTAGGCTTTTTCTTCCTTTTCTTTTTAACCTTATCGGCATTGAAGGCCATATCAAGTTTCTTAATACTGAATTCTATATTATTCACTTGATTATAGTTAACTGCTTTTTCCACGCAGCATCTGTACTCAGGCCAGAAGCGTTGTCCTAATTTTACATCAACTGTTTTAATCATAAACTTAGATACCATGAATCCAAATGTATCTGCATCATCTTTCTTTTCGAATACATACATGTAGAATCTACTAAATTCACTAACTACCTCATCTAAAGGTCTTACTGGCATTAATAGATATCCATCTGTATATAATTCTTCTGATATTAAGCATACCCAGTATTTCTTCTTACCAGGCTTTACTTTATATCTAAACCTTTCTTTCAGTTTTATGTGCATCCATTCTGGTACTCGGCTTAAAAGGTATTTGATATATATCTTGTCCTTCTTATTTAACCTCCTTTTAAATGCAGAAGGCTGTTGTAGCATTCTTGGTAGAATCCTAAAGTTATTCCACCTATCGAACTCTAGAATTAATCTCATTGAATCTAAGTCCCATTGGTCTTCTGATTCTTTGAGTCTTTTCATATTCCTTTCGATATTACTATTGCTTACCTTTGAGAGTAAGTTAGAAGAGTCTCCAGTATATAGACTTGCTTCTTTCCTTGTTAATCTCTTTTCAATACATCCTTCAATAAAATCACAAAAGCTTCGTTCGCAAGGGCAGTCAGGTCGAAAAATAGAAGTGTGTAACTCGAAAAAATCAGAGAATAATCTGAAGAACTTTTCTGACCTTTCTCTGATTTCTAAATACTTGTAATGTGACAACTTTAAAATTTCACCAGCTTCCCATGAAGATTTGCTTTCGGATAACTGAAGGAATAAAGACTGCCTTTCTATTTCGTTTAAGCAGTCCCAAGCTTTCTTCTGAGCATCATTCATAATTAATTCCTCCTAAAATCCATTATTCTATCTATTGATTCACTTGTTATCTCATTTGGGTCATAATCTTGGGAGTTAGCATATAACTTATCTGGGTCATAATTCTGGTACACGCTATAGATTACGTTATCAAATGGTAACCATATTTCCATTTTACCCATTTCCGGATATAAAAGAAGTTGTACCATTTTATTTATGTGGTCTATACCCAATACCGTAGCATCTATTCCTTCATAAGGATAGCCTTTTAGTACTAAATAATCGCCTATCTTAACATTCATCAAATCGTCTACAGAATATTTCTTTCCTTCTTTTGCCATTCTCTTAAACCTTTTAACATCTTTTCTGGTACATGTAGCTACCAATGAGAAATCATCAAAGTCTTCAGAGTTATCTATTCTAGCTTTCTTCTTTCTTTCATGAAGAGTCTCTGTAGACTTTAACCAAGTTCTTATACCTGATATACTTCTCTTCAGTTTGTTTAGAAAAGGTCTAGAGTACGCTAACTCTGTAGGCATCTTGATAAAACCATAATTGAATAAGATAGGTACTTCTTCGAATATCATCTTACCCTTTGCAGTTTTCTTTAAAACGTTTATCGTAGGGATAATGGCACGTACTTTTTTATATCCCTTTTCTTTAAGTTCTTTATTAATGTTCTGATAATACTTTCGTTCTATGTAGAAAATACAATAAGAATAAGGGATACGTTTCATATTATTTCTTTTTAATGATTAACTTAGCTTGCTTATGTACTTGCTTATAATTAACATTCTCCAGAATATCACTTGCAAGAAATACATAAAGATTAACTGAAGTACTGATTGACATACTGGGTTTTTTAGATTGTACCCATATAAAATCTCCCAGAGTACCAGGTCCCCCTTCTACTACAAAGAAAAATTCATTTGCAGGCATAGAGTTATACCTCATACATAATATGGGGAGTTTATTTGCCCTTTTAGCATCCTTGCTTGCTTGTTCCCAAAATCTTAGGATATCACAAGTTTTATTACCAAGCAGTACATGTTCGAATTTGATATCTTTGTAGTTTTTACATTCGATGGATATCTTACATCGATGAGCATGTTTTTCATCAGTACAGGTTAAATCAGAAGTGGCATCCTTATTAGAATGCCAAGCTCCTGAACCTGCCCGATTCCTCTCAAATTTGAACCCAGTCCACTGAGTAAACCAGGCTCCTATTTTTCTTTCAAATCTGTTTCCTTTATTTTTTGAGTTCATAGGTTAATGTCTTGTAGTTATAACATTATAGTAAATTATAAATACTTAGGCCATTGACTTTTTCGACTTGCAGGATTTTCGTATTTGATAGAGGAAGAGAATCTAAATGGGTAATTAAGAATAGGGTTTTATCTGCAAAAGTATGTCTGATTAAAGAGGTTACTACTTCTACATTATCAGAGCTTAATGATTCGAATACCTCATCCAAAAAGGCAAGGTTTATACCCTTAGACATTGTAAGAGATTCGTTCATTGCAAATGCCATTGCCACATTTACCAATTGTTTTTCTCCACCGCTAAGTTCATCGTAATCAATAATTTGCCCATCTCTTTCAATTAAAGTAAAAAATTCTTTTCTAGCAGTACCCAGGTCTATGTTAAATTCAATCCTAAATCCCAATACTTGAGAATATTTATCAAGAGTTCTATTTAACATATCCAGTGATGAATCAAATAAGTAAGCCTTGATTCCATTGTTACCAAGAGGGTCATTGATTAACCAGTTATAGTTTTCTAACTCTAACTCTTTATTGTGGTAATCTTCATCTACCTTACGAAGAGTCTTTCTAATTTCCTTAAGTTTCTCTTTATATTTAGGAGACATAACCTTAAGTTTCTCTTGTTTGAGTTTTTCCAACTCCTCGTCAATATCAGCAATATCAGAAGCAATATCATCACATTCTTTTTGAAGTCTTTTATACTTCTCATTCGTAGTTCTCAACTCATCCAACCTACCCAGAGCATCTTCATATTCTTCCTGGAGTTTATCTGAGTTTATGATTGCTTTATAGATAATATCTACGCTCTCTTTCGCACGTTTGTAGTGGCCTTTATCTAACTGTATCTTGAGTTTCTTTACAAAATCTGGTAATGATACTCCAGATACTATACGGTTATATTTTATCTTGGATTTAAGAACATCTACATAATCAGTATGTTTCTTAATCTTAACTTTAAGACTCTTTTCTACTTCATCCTTAAGTTGTTGCTGTTTTTTAATGAGTTGCTTAGTTAGGTCTTCCCTATCTTTCTTTAATTCTCTACGTTCTGACTTTATTTTTTCTTTGAAACCTTTCTCTCTATCACGTAAATCAAAGTAAGCTTCCTTATTTGCTTCAAGTTCTTTCTTTAATAAAGCAGATTGGTGTTCTACTTCGTTTGCCTGAGCTAATAGGTTATTTTTATCCTGCATAGCTATACCTTTGGCAATGTTAAGAAATTCTAAATCAAATACTTCTTCGAATATCTTCTTCTTATCTGAATTAGATTCTTGTATCAATCTTTTAATACCCTGCCCAAACATAATGGAGTTCATGAATAGAGTATAGGATAAACCAAGTTCTGCATTAATGGCATCTTGGAGTTTATTCTTACCCTTTACATTCACTACCTCGTTGTCTTTCATAAGGATAAGCCTATCTTTACCTTTAGCTCCATCCTCAAGAACTATATTGCATTTCTGGCATCTGATAATTTTATAGATATGTTCTCCTTTTTGAAAGAATACCTCTACCATTACTCCCTGGTAATCTTTAGGTCTTACCTTTTCCCAGGTAGTTACTTCTGATACTCCTTTTAGGTTTTTACCATATATTGCCCATACCAATGCCGATAAGATAGTTGATTTACCTTTACCATTCGGTGCCTTGATAAGTATGGTACAACTTGGGTTTAAAGGTATATGTAGGTTTTCTATTGAACAGAATCCTACTACGTTCATTGTTGTAAATGTTAACATGATTCAGCTTTTTTAAGTATGTCAATCAGTAGTTCTTTCTTATCTTGTTCAGTTATACCTTTTTCCTTAAGATACTTCCTTGCTAGAGCTTTCTTAGAAAGTTGCTTAGTAATTTTATGGTTAGTATTTACTAAGTTACTAGTTTTCTTAGGTAAAACGGTATAATAATTGCCATCATCCTTAATACCCTCTTCGGATTCTACATCTACGAATTTAGGGAATTGCTTAAGGTGTACGAATTGCATTGATAAGTCTGAATAAATCTTCCAATATCCTAACTTACAACCTCTATCGGTTCGCCTTTGATGATTAGGTGCACCTATCATATAAACCTTCTTTGATAGTCTTTGAGGTTTATGTATATGACCACATAATACCAAATCAAATCGATTCAAGATATTTACATTGAGATTTTCTACAGAATCAACTTCCCTACCGTCGGTATCCTTTGCTCCAGGATAGTCAGTATGAAGAAGAAGTATGTTCTTTACATTCTTATCTAATTTGAGTTTCTTAAGATATTCACTTAGACCCACATTATTATCAATGTAAGGAACCCCATAAATGTGGTAATCTCCATAAGAACACCATTTGATTCTAGTTAGATTAACACAGCTCATAAAATTCTTATGAAATACAAAAGGCCATCCCTTAGTTATCCTATCAATACGATTTACAGATTTCAAATCGTGATTCCCGTCTATATAAATCATTTTGAATTTTGGGTAGTTACTCTCTAACCTATCAAATTGTTCAGCAATGAATATTGCTAAATCTTGGTCAATTGATTCTGGCTTATGAAATAAATCTCCACAGAACAAAGCAGGACATTTGTACTTTTCACATTGACCTGCAATAACGTCAAGGACCTTGATACTATTCAAGGTCCTATTGTTGTTCTCATTGAATTTTGCCCATAGATTGATGTGCAAATCCGAGAATGCTATAAATACTACTTCTTTATTCATGAAGAAAATCAATAATAAGTTTCTTACGAATATCCAAATTAGCTTCTCTTATACAGAGAACTTTAGTTTCACCATATATTGATTTGATTACTCCTTCTGTTGCACCATATTCCAAAAGTTGATTCTTAAATATATTCTTATAGATAGAAGATATTTCCTTAGTTGGTAAGAATCCCCACAAGTTCAATACGTTATCCATTATAGAAGATATTAAGAACTGGAAGTAATTATTCTCTATTCGTTTGCCATTATCTTCCATAACCCATTCCTTTACCATGGCAGTAGTAAAGTCTAATAGGATAAGATGAGTACATTGTTGATTGAGTAACATCTTGCAAGTTTCGAAAAAGTGTTCCATTTCACATTTAGGAACATTCTTGGCTTGCTTGTAATAGAAATAGGCAGCTAAATCAAGATAGCTTCTATCTGTAACAAATCTATCCCTATCTCTGAACATTTTGTTTCTTAGGTTCATTACCTGAAAATCTTCGAGTAACAAATCCTTTGAATCCCTTTCTAACATCTCTTTATGAGACATATCCTTTGTTTTAGGTATTAAGTCTGATACACTACCAGATATAAAATCCAATACTGGAGGGTATTCTGTTACATCAAACTTAATCATCCCGGGAACTTCTTTTGCTAAAGTGGTTTTCCCAACTCCACTTGCACCTGCAAACATTATTTTCATTCGGATAACTCTTTAAATGGTTTAATAAATTCTTTAGTTAGGAACGAAGCAAGAGAATACTCTATGCATAGTTTCCTAAATTTATCATAGTTGAAAGTCTTCTTTCTCTTGAGAGGTATCTTATCTAAAGGGACATTACCTACAAACCAGAATAAATCAATCAACTTACGATTCCTTTCCCAAGCTTCTTGGTACTCTTTATTAGGTTTAGCTTCCAGATATTTGTAGATTGATTTATACTCATCTAATATCTTTCTTGCAGTTACTGGACCTATACCCTTAAAACCTGGAATATCATCGGAAGTATCACCCACCATTGCAAGGTATTCAACGGTCTCATGTGAATGATAACCAAATAACTCTTTACAATTACCCATTCGAATAACTTCATCCTTTCTTGGATTTAATATCCTAACGTTCTTGTTTAGAAGTTGATTAAAATCCTTATCTGATGATACCAAGATTACATTATCCGAACGATAAGTATTAATAATTAGGTATGCTAAGAAATCATCTCCCTCATATTGAGTTTTATTCCTTTTATCAAATATATAAGAAATTCTTAGCATACCTAATATCTTCATTATGATTGCCTTTTGTATTTGCAAGGATTCATAATCAACCGATATATTTTTTCTGTGTCCCTTATAGTTAGGCAATAACTTATCCCTTACTGGTGAATGACCATTATCAAAGGTTATAACTACTTCGTTTGGTTCAAACCTTGTAAGATACATGTGAAGTGATTTGAAAAATCCAAATATTGCTCCACTTGGTTTACCGTCTGTGGATTTAAGTTTCTCGAACTTGTGAAAAGATTGATGGAGAATGTTCTCCCCATCAATCAATAATACTGTTTTCTTACTCATCGTCTTCCTCCTCGTCATCTGACTCGTTAAATGATTCATATTCTACTCCATCTACTGGATATAAATTAGTAGTCAATGCTACTATCTTCTTTCTAGTTGTACCGATAGTATTTATCTCAGCCTTCTTTAATAGTTTACGACGAAGTTCATCATCCTCTTCCAAAAGCTTTTGGAATTTCTCTTCACCTCTTGCAAGAGTTTTTCCTTTGAACTTATATACTCCACCTGAAGATTTTTCTATGATATCATTTTCTACCAATACATCCTCAAGAGCATAGCATCTATCAAAACCTACTTCATGGAACTTAGGATTGAAGTAAACTGGGCACTTACTGATTGTAGGTCTTGGAGGAGCAACTTTATTTTTAATAAGTCGGATTGTGACCAATTTACCAGCTTTCCGTTCTTTACCTTTCTGTTTAACAGTGATAGACTTGCCTGAGTAAAAGGCAGCTCTGATTGAAGCGTAGAACTTAAGTGCTGCACCTCCTGTAGTAGTTGTGTTATCTTTTCCAAATCCGACATTTAAAGCAGTTCTTAATTGGTTAATGTAAATCTGTGTAACTCCTAATCTATAGAATAATTCACTTCTGATACGGAAGTATTTATAAAGAGCTTTTGCTCTACCTCCCATTTCTGCTTTACCCTCTACCATTTTAGAATCTATGTTATCTGCACAATCCATAGCAGCAATAGAATCAATTACTAAGAGTATTGGTTCATTCTTAGTTAACTGAGAACGTAAGTAGATTGCTAAATCTGCTACTGCATCGGAAATATACTCTATACGAGTATCGGTTAATACTGTAACCTTTTCTGGGTCTACACCATTTGCTTCAGCCCAGGAGTTCATCCAAGATTGTTCAGCATCTACCCAAATTACATGACCACCAAGTTGTTGACAGGTATATGCAAAATTATATGCAATAAGGGATTTACCAGAAGATTCTTCTCCAGCTACTTCGAGTACTTTACCAAATGGTATACCACCACCAAATGTATAGTTGAGAGCAAAGAAAGTAGAGGGTAACCATAAGTTTGATTCTACTGTATCTGAAGCCAATCTCATGATACTACCATATTTCTTTAATATCTCATTTTTTGTTGGTACCTTTAAACCAACCTTAGTTTTCTTTGCCATATTAAATTCCTCTTGATTTTAAAATATTCATTGCCTGATTCAATACGTTTTTCTCTTCATCGGTAAACTTCATGAGACTACCCTTGTCGAATACAAGTTCTACTAGGTGATATCCCATGAAGGGTACTTCAGACCTCTCTCCATTGGGTAATTCTACTTTAGCATACATCCATGATAATATCATTTCTGCCATAAGAGGGTCTACCAATTCCAATATTAAAACGGGATGTTCCCAAAATTGATTATTTCTGTATATTCTAGATTCTTTATATTTCTGTTTAACCCTTTCAGAAAAATCCCTCACCTTTGCATAATCAAAGTCTGGCCCAATATCATTAATTTCACAAAATCTTCTTATAATCTTTGACTTATCTTCATCTGATAAGTTTGCCCAATATTCTTTTGATACCATAATGTAATGTATTTAGACTAAAGAAGGTGATAACTGAACGAATCTAATTACCACCTTCGAATGAAATCATATGTTTAACTAACCTTTAAATATCTGATTTATAACGTTTCTTCTTTTTCTTTTTGGGTTCATCATCCTCCATATAATGGTCTCTGTGAATACCTTTCTTTTTTGTCTTTTTCTTTGGTTTGTCATCCTCATCATCATCTCCTCCATGACCTTCATTTAAGAACTTAGCAAGAAGTTCTTCCAATTCATCATAAGATTTAATTTGAGAACGAACTATACCTTCAAGGTCTACTGTACCTTGGTATTTCTTGTCCAACTTAGTTGGTTTACAAGCACGAGCAGAATAAGTTGTATCAAGCTTACCAGAACCAGAACGGATAATTTTGATATCATATCCATTTCTTGGGTCTGTCATATCACCAGCTTCGTCCTCATCAAGGTATAAGTCAATAATATCCTGATAAACAGAGCGTGGAACTAGAACTCCCTTATCTTTACCCTCGTAATCAAATTTAGTTCCCTTTTCGTCTGCATAGACCGGACCACCGATAACATATCTTCTTCTTGGTACGAGAGTTTTTGCAAGTTCCTTGTCATCCTCATCCTTTGAGTTTTTCAATTCTTGATATTTTTCCATGAAGGGGCATGGTTCATCAAAAGTAGCCGGAGATATTACTCCTCCCAGATTACCTCCAAGATAGAACTGAACAATTTCTATACCCAATTCCTGGTCATCTCCCGGAGATTTGATTCTCATACGTAAAGTACCTTCTTTAGGGAATACCAAACCATTTCCGTTTCCCTTAGATTCTAACTGTTTCTTTCTAGCTAGCATCTTTTCCTTTGTAGAAAGTCCATCTGATGAAACTTTCTTATTTTTCTTTTTGTCAAGTGCCATATTAATCGTTATTATTTGGTTCTGAGTAAATTATCTCATTCATACTCAACACCGTTAAAGTGTTCTTTTCCAAAAGTTGTTGTAAGCCTGGGGTAAGCTTGTCTGTTTCAAATTCCAGTTCCTTACCGGCATACAAACCATAGGTAACTATTCTACCTATTTGCACCAAATCCCGGTAAGTTCTATACTCTTCGGTAATCTCACCGAGTTTAACTATAACTCCCTTACGAGGAACTCCCTCTTTTACCTGTTCCGGAATAATAAGCCCGGACCGAGTTTGGTTTACTTCTTTTGGGGATAAGATAAGAACTCTGTTTTCAGTTGGGCATCCTGGTAATTGATTATCAAACTGAGCTGCTACCATAGCAGAGATAAAAGATAATGAATAATTCATATTCTTAATTCGTTTTTAAAAGTTAGTAATTACTTATAGTTATTATTGTTGCTTCCTCATGTTGGCATTAATAGTCCTCAAGATATTCTCTCTAGACTCATAAGCTCTACATATTGTAATATACTTGTTAGCCTTTTCTACTGCTTTCAAATATCGTTGATATATCGATTTATATTTTGGGGATATGTTAGCCTTATGAGCAACGTAATCATTATTGAATCTTTCATTAGATTCTTTAATAAATATCCAAGCAGCAGAATAAGCTTCATCCTTTTCCCTTGCTAGAGCATCTCTTTCTTTAATATACTTATCTCTTAAAGAACAAAGTATATAATAACTAGTAGGAGATTCCCTTAACTGAGAATTAATGATATTTTCATTAATGGATAATTCCTTAGCAATATCTATGGTTATGATATTACCTTCGAATTTAACCTTTAGTTTCTTCAGTTCCGTCTTCATGTACTTTCAATAAATTCTTAAAATCTTCTTTTGAATATTTACCTTCTTGAATTGCTTTAGATACCTGAGCAAATGCACAGTGATAGGCAATATCTAAACCAGGCAAGTGAAGAATAGATTCGTATTTACCAATTATATCGGTTAAAGCTTTGAATCTTAGGTCACATAGATTATCTGTTCCTCCCCTATCTACTAAAGTCATAAACAAAGCCCAATAAATATGAGTAGCATCTTCGTAAGCTAACCTTGCATCTTCGTCCTTCATTACACCAAATGCCAAATCTTCTAATAACTTAAGATTTGACTGAAGTTGCTCTATCTGAGATCTAACTCTATTGAATACCATTTTATCTCTACCAACTAATCTCAAATTACATTGGTCTAATTGACGATTGAGATTTTGAATAGAGAACTCTAAGCAGGCAGATATTATATAGGTTAAAGATGATAGCCTATTTGTATTCATTATTTGTTCTTCAGTTACCATAGTTTATAATATTTTATTTATGTTGTCATAGTATCCTCTTTCTTCACTTCTGTAGGTGATTTTGGATTTTCTTTATGATGTAAATATCTATTACATCCAGGGCATTTTACTAATTTACAGTCTGCAAAGGTGGATGAATCCACTTCTGAATAATCATATTCAAATTCACAATCACAGTATGGGCATTTAGCTCGCCATATCGTGGGTCCGTTCAAAATCTTTTTCATTTTCTTAGTTTTATGTTATTATACCGTAATATTTTATACAATATACCAACTGAGATACCAAATTCTTCTAGTATATCCTTTCTTGGTATACCTTCTATGTACCTAGAAATTAATAATTCTACATTTACCTTACGTTCTCGTTCTTTGCCAACAAAATAGAACCTTTTATCTTCTATACATTGACCCATGTTCATCTTAGCAGTTCCCCAATATAGATTACTTACTCTATTATTTTCAGGGTCATTATCTTTATGGCATACTTGAGGATAATGGTTTGGGTTAGGTATATAAGTGGAAGCCACTAACCTATGTCTATAGAAATTCTTCCGTTTACCATCATCTCCTACTAAAGAGTTAGATAAATAACCATTATCTTTCATAGCAGGTTTTACCAATCTCCAATTACCAGTAAATTTCGAATATAACTTCCCAGTACGGGATATATAGTAATTACTAAATCCTGGTATATTACCCTTTTCTCGATTCTTCATATTCTCGTTGATATTTATGGATTTCCTTTTTATATAGTTCCATAAATACCTCGGGGGAAGCTGCACTAAAATTACCAATCTTATGGGTTTTAAACTTATGATATTCTTCCATGTACTCTTCTACTGAAAAGTCTGGTTTTAACATTCTAGTATAATCATAGCCTGGCACAAACGGTAATTCTTCTGCCATAGACCTACCTATTGTAAAATCCATTGATAGAGTTACATCATCAACTTGAAATCCGAAATATCTTTTTGTACTTGGATTACGTAGGATATTCCAGATTGTATATACAGTCCACGTGTTAATATCTTGAGGTTTAGAATACATATATACAGCATCATGTACTGTACAAGCTTCTTTCATCATTGGTAATTTACCTTGTCTCATTAACCAATAAACAAGTATAGCTCCAAAATTTGTCATATTTGCTGCAGCACCTTGACAGGGGAAGTTAAGACCTAAACGAATTGCATAAGCAACTTCTTGCTTGTCATTTGAATATATTTGTGGGAGTCTTCGTTTAGTACCAAATAACTGTGTGTAATACCCATGCTTACGAAGGAATTTCTCTTGTTTCTCTTTAAACTTCCTAATCTTAGGATGTTGACCAAAGAATACTTCCATTTCCTTTGCTGCTTCTTCTGGTGTAACTATAATACCTGCTTTTGGGTCAGATAATTTAACTGCTAGCAATTTATTACCAATTCCATAAATAAGTCCAAATGCAATCTGTTTAGCTTGCTTTCTCCTTACCTTCCATAACTTATAATCGGGATGTGTTTCATCTTCATAAGCTTTACTTGCTTCTTCGATTGATACACCGTATTTTGCTGCTGCTATACCAAGATGAGGGTCTACTCCCTTGGCAAATGCTTCCAAATAAGTTTCGTCTCCAGATAGATGAGCCATCATTCTTAATTCTGCTTGAGAATAGTCGAATGCCATATATAAATAACCCGGAGGAGCAACTAATTGTTTCTTAATATTTGGGTCTACAGATGTCTTTGGTATTTGCTGCATATTTGGGTCAGCAGAACTGAATCGATTAGAATCTGTTCCATGTATATTATACCTACCATGTAATCGAGAATCATCTTGGACTTTTTCATGCCAACCCTCAATATAAGTAGTATACATTTTCTGCAAACCTCTTAATTCAAGTAGCTTATCAAGGAATATTACTTTTGGAGATTCTGGGTCTTTTATTGTTAACCTTAATTCAACCAAAGTATCTTCATCGGTACTTGGCTTACCAGATTCATTATTTTTAATTACTGGGAATTTAAAACCAGAATCTGAATACATGAGTTGGGGTAAATCAACCGGACTACTAAGATTAAGAGGTCTTATAAGTTCCTGTTCTTTCTTGGTAGTAAATATACCTGCACGAATGTTTGATATCTTTTGTTCCCTTGAATCAATCTTACGTTTATCTTTTGGGTCATTGTAATCTAACTCTTCAAGTTCAGCCTCAATAGATTCGATATACTTTTCTATTTTAACTTGATTATATTTCTTGGTAAACTTCTTTACCCTTGGTAAATCATAGATTGCTTGTCTAGCAGCATCTATCTTTGGTTTATATTCCTCAAGCAATTTCTGATTAAATTCCGTATCAAGGTATAATCCCTCTTTCTCTACCGAAGTTAATACCCGGGAATTACACATAAATAAATTACGAAATACCGAATACATCTTCAAGTCAATTAACTTCTTCTCGAAGAATATCATTAATCGTAAAGTGAAGTCTGTATCTTGACAGCCATATTTACATAAGGGGTCTAATTCCTTTTTATCCCAGGGTATCTTATCAAACTTATCTTGCTTTTCATAATCACCATATTCTGGTAGATATCTTCTAACCATATCCTTTAACCCATGGGGTTTTTCCTCATTGAGAACATATTTTGCAAGCATACCATCTAAGCATGTACCTCTATAATAGATATGATACTTTTGATTAATCTGGTCATCAAATTTCCAGTTCCATGCAACCTTGGTTATTTCGTAATCCTCAATTACTTCTTCCCCAAATTTCTTTAGCATCTTCTTCCAATTCCACCCTGGAGATGTATAATCTTTTGTTTCAAAGTGGTCTAATGGAATAGAAGCACCAAACCCTGGCATCCAGGATACTGAGAGTATAGTTGGCTTAAAACCCTTATTATATATTGGTTCTGCATTTGTTTCGTAGTCACAGCAAGCATAACCTGTAGCTTTACAACAAGCAATAAGTTTCTTAAGCTCTCTCTTGTTTTTTATTATTGTATACCGTGTCTCCATATTTTAAAATAGAAAAAGGGACATACCCACCAGTAGTAGATACATCCCTCATTATTAGTATTTCTCTTGTAAGTCTTCCAGATTAGATGCTAATGATGTCCAATCTTTCTTATAAGCATGAAGAGAATCGATTGTGTGATACAGATAACCTGGTTTTACTCCTACCTCTTTAGCTACATATTGCATGAGTCTCCATGCAAGATATACATCATTACCGAAATGTTGTACAAAGTCCGAACTTCTTTGATGATAGCAAATATGTAATACCTTCTCTCCTTTACCATTCTGACGGATAAGGAAATCATAATACATTGAGCAAGGTATACGTTTACTTCCATCAAGGAATCTTAAATCTGTACCATGGAATATAGGGAGTACTGCTTTACGAGTATCATTATCCCTCTTAAGAAGTTCAATAACTGATTGCATTGCTGAATCACAGTTAAAAGAAGTACTACCATAAATGTCTAACGAGTTCCAAATACGCTCTGGGTAGGTGTAATCAAACTTACCATTCACCAAAAACTGTTCCCATAAATCTTTTCTCAATTCCCAGGCTTTACCTGGATTTAAATCATACCAACCAATTCTTTCTTTAAACTCGGCATCTGCCCATTCCTTTGAATGAGAGAATATGAATAACCATACTGGGTCTCCAAGTGAAGTTAAACAATATTGTTGGCAAATGAGTTCTTTTGTAATAAAATCCTCATTACCTTCAATCACTTTATTCTGATAGGTCTTTGGTTTTACAGTTTGACCATAACTGTTGAGTTCTCTGCCAAGTTCTGACATTAACTCAAAAGAATTACTGTAGATTCTCATTCTTCTGTTTCTTTAAAAGTTTCTTCTTATATGCTTTACGTTGAGAATAGGATATCACATTTTCTGGATATTCTATATCTTCATATTCTAATAGCAAGTCCTTTGCTAACAAAGCTTGGTATTCGTATAAGTCCGGACGAAGTACTTTAAAACTCCTAAAGAATACCTTAAATGAAGACCATTCCTTTTCTGTACCATTTTGGATTTTCTTATAAACTTCTTTAACTCTTTTAGTCCAAGGATTATCTATACCCTTAATTACTTTCTTAAGAGGTTTATAAGCCGAGTACATTAAGAGTGTCTCTACATTCCCATACATTTGAGTCGCAAATAGGTTGATTTGTACTGACTGGTCCGGCCCATACACATATTCGGCCATCCGTTGAATTAATAGGAAGTCGAATATTAACCTCTTTGTAATCTCTGATGCTCTGATTACCATTGTAATAACTGGGATGTCCTCCTGAAATCTCTTAGAAAAAGTTGCAGCAATTAAACATTGTTTACCGTTATCATGGTGATTATTGAACATATACGTAACATTGTAATTCTGATTATATTTGTTCTTCAGGATTCTTAATTTGCTACGTAAGAGGTCTAACTTATTAAAATCGATATAATTATTCAATAAGCTCGTCCACTTAGTTTCTTTGTAATTAAAACACCTGCCATAATCAAAGTCTGGGTCTACCCATGCTTTACGTATTTTTATAAACACATTGTATGCTACTGCAACTCCACTGTTTGCAGTAGCACCCTTATCAAAAAGAACGGGGTCTAATCTTAAGAAAGCCTCGTTCAATTTCTCCCATGCCTCTTGTGAAGTAGCAAATTCCAAAGAGTGGAGGGTCTCCTCCGTATTAGATTGAAGACCCTCTAATTTTCTATTCCATCCACTCATCAGTAATTTGTTTTTTGTCTCCAGAGGTTAAGTCTTTGTTTCTTAAAGAATAACCTATAGATTGATTCATCTGAAAATCCTTGTAATCCCAAGAATCCCATATATAGGTAGAAAGCTTTTACCAAAGAATACTGAAAATCTAATTCCTTAGTCATTACCTGGGTTTGTTTCCAAGGTCTACACTTAAGAAGATTCCTTGCAATATTCAATTCATATACTACATTGAATAATAATACCTTCTCTTCTTCGTGAGATGCTTCACTTAAGGTATTAAACCCAGGAGTATAATCTTTTACTGATTCATGGTCTTCATCAATCATATTAAACCGATTAACTAAACCAATACTACCTTCGGTAACCATGGCTATACCCAGTGTAATTACGTCCTTCAATTCCTTTACTTTGAAGTCAGAGTAATCGACTACGTAAGACGTCCCCCAGGAGAAGATATCTTCTGGTAGTATATTTGCAAAGTGGAACAAAGTGAATAGGAATCCCAGAGCATCTCCCTGTTCTTCATTGGCATTCTGCAAATGGTTGAGTACCTGAGTATATTCATCCTCTGTTAACTGGTCAATATTCCATCCCCACTTGTGGCATATCTTTACTACCTCAGAGGTAGATTCATAACCCTCCATTAGTTCTTCGATAACCCGGGCAATAAAATCCTTAAGAACTACCTGATTTTGATGATTATTGATATCAACCGGATAATCCGGTAGCTTTTCTATTTGCCTGTAGCCATCTAATTGTTCTAACGAAAGAGAATACATAGATTGTAAATACGTACCTACTTCTAAAGAAGGTACGATTTCCTTGATATTACGTATGTCCATTACTTACTTCCTGTTGAATTAAATCCACCTTCACCTCTTGTTCCCCACATTTGAGATTCAGAATAAAATTCTTCTGATGGAATCTCCTCGAGTTCTGTGAGATAGATTGGTACATGAATAAATTGGGTTGCTTTCTCATCCACCTTTAGAGTCTGTATTACTCGACTGAGATTGATTATACCAATATGAATCTCTCCTACATAAGGAGAATCTACAATCTCTGCAGTATACAGAAGACCTTTTTTAGAAGCAAGCCCAGACTTATTAGCTGCCATGAGCATAGACTCTCGAGGTTCGATAAGAGGTTTAATACCTGATGGGATAAGGATTCTCCCTCCCGGGTAGATTTGAATATCAGTTACGAAGTTGGTAGTTGTATTTACTCCCAATACAAAATCTGGGGTAAAATTATTTGGAGACTGGTTTGCCTCGATTTGAATCAATTGTTGAGGGTCCAAGTTTCTTGGGATATAGAAATCCAAACCTGCATCACCTGCATTACCTCTCGATGGAGTCTTTACGTCTCTTACTTTAATAAATCTGAATCTGTTCATAATATATTACATTGTTTTAAAAGTTGTCCAAAGGTTAATCCTCTTTGAGGAGTTACTCCGAGTAAATGACAGAATCTTTCTACGTCATATTCACCCTGCATAAACAAATCAGCAAGAACATCGTCCTGCCGTACATAATAATTTGGGTTATTAAGATATAACTTAAACATTGCCCATATCATTCTTAACTTACCTACTTTTCCCATTGCATTCTTTATAAAGTTCTCTAATACGTTTCTTAGGTACTTCGAATTTCTCAACTGTCTTTGAGATAATTTCTTTTCTGTCTTTCCCTTTCCGAATCAAGCTTCGGATGAATTTCTTGATACCAACGGTGTCTTCTAATACATCCAAATCTTTGTATTGATTCTTCTGTTCTAATTCTTTCCTTGTAATGTTCAAATTCTGGGACATCTTGAATGCACACAGTTCTGAGTCTCCGCATAATTTACATTCTTTAGTGGATAAATCATACCCAATACCAAAGCATGGGTCTCCATTACTCCCCAACTGAGAGATATCCAATGGTGTTAGGATATCCTGCTTGGTTAAGTCTGGAAGCATTTGTTTTTTCTTTGCCATAATTATTCATCTATTTTTTTCTCTGTTAGGCTTATAACTGAATCTCCAATCTTCAATTCCGACTCATACAGTGGTAAGTAGGAATGTCCAATTGCATTAATAAATAGTTTCCTGATATCACCCAAGTGTTGTGAGTAACGAGAGTCAGTATAAGTTAGTACTCTAACCTGCAGTCCTGAACAGAAAGATAAATCGAAATATACCTTGTATTCATGAGCCATTACCTGAACAGATTGTATATCTGATATCCATACCAGGGTAGTACAGTTAAAAACATGAAGAGGAACCAACTCTTCTCCAATTCTAAGTATCTTATCGATAAATTCCTTATATAACTTAGTAATCATAACTCTTAAGTGTTACATTTTGATATTTACAATGAGGACAAGTCCAATCTTTAGTATGCCAAGGACCTCTTAAATCATTTATCTCGCTCTCTTTGAATTTCTTCTTGCAATGATGACATTTGTATTTGTATACATCATAATCATACTGAGATGAATATAGATAAAGTATTCCGATTATCACTCCCAGTACTGTTAGTATTAGTAGTAAGTATTCCATATCTTTTAATTTAATGATTAATAATGCCCTATGTCCCTCTATTAGATTAATTACTTCCTCCTACCGGAAAAAGTAATTATCCATAGTACTTAATAGAACAGATTAAGTAAGGTATTCTCATAAAGAATGAATAGGATGATTCTTCCATATCTTCTCTAACAGAATAACTTTTAATTCTTGTTTTTGATAATACTGCTTCCTATGTTTACCATGCCTATTAAGATAAGGACCTGGATAATGTAAGTCATCAAGGTAAACCTTTTTCTTTGAGGAATCAGTTCTAACCAAACGACCAAGGAACTGAATAGATTTTTCTTGGCTATCCATACTGGCAGCATTAAGTAAATACCTAAGCTTAGGAAAGTTTTTACCTCGAGCAATGATTGTGGTTGATACTAAGATATCAATCTTACCTTCCCTAAAATCCTTCATTATTTGTTGTCTTATCTTTGAAGGAGTATCTACATGCACACAGGCAATATTATATTTGCTTCCTAGTTTCTTTTTAAAGTATTTGCATAAATTCTCACAGTGTGCAATAAATTTACATACTACGAGTGCAGGATATCTATCTTGTTTAAGATTCCATTTAAGTCGAGAATAAACCATTCTCTTTGCATACTTATTGAAGGTAATAGAATCATCATATACTTCCTTATAGGATACTTCTTCTGATTCCCAATTACCATACCAGGGTTTACTTGGTACCATCTTTACAATTGTACGAGTTGAATAACCTTTCTTAATAGAATCCTTAAGTTTAAACTCCGCAAGTACTTTACCAAAAAATACCTCAAGATTCATATTCTTTACTTTATCCTTGGCAAGCTTACTCATATAAATGGTACCAGATAATCCTATACGAACTCTGGTATTAAATAAACGAGTAAGTACATTTTGATATTGCTTACTACCTGCTTGGTCAGCCTCATCTACCAAAACCATATCTACCTTTGCCAATTCATTTTGATAGAATCTCATGTTACGAGAAATAGATTGAACCATACCAATGATAAAATTACTCCAATTTAATACTTTACCTTGAACAAATGTAATCTGTTCTCCTGGTAGGTATTTCTTAAATTCATCTCTAGCTTGATTCAACCAGTCAGAGTCATTAGTTATTAGCAAAGTCTTTAACTGCTTCTTATAGGATAAATAAAGAGACGACATGATAAGAGTTTTACCTGCATTAACGGTGTAATCTAAAACACCAATCTGAAAAGGTACCTTACCTACCTTGTTATTGATTACTGCTTTAACGGCCTTCTCTTGTTCTGGTCTTAATTTATATTCTCCTATCTTCGTAACAACTTCATTGACTTTAGGTAAGGGTTGTCGCATATCTACAACTTTAGGTTTAATTCCATACTCAATACACTTTTCATATACTGCAGGAAGTAAACCTATTTTAAATTCACCATGCTTATTAACGTAATGAATTTTACCATCCCAGTTCTGCATACCTCTTTGCCTTGTACGTAAGTAGAAAGCATTTGGATGACGAATGGCAAACTCTGCATAGAGTTTCTGTGCGAACTTAAGAGGTAAGTCAAGTTCGCACATATTCCCATTCTGTATAATTATCCTACTCATTTGATAATTACAATTACACCTTTCTTAGTAGAATCATCTACTCCCATAGCTTCCTTGATAAGCTTAATGTGATGTTCTTCATCGGCAATTAACTTATTCAACAAATACATCACATCATCATAATCAGCCCGTTCACTATATAAGGCTAGACTATTCATAATTTTCTTATAATTGCCAATGGTCTCTATCTCAGAGTTCCAGGCAATCTTCAAAGCACTTTCAGGAGAAAAACCTATTTCCACTTTAGGATAGATATCCATAACAGAGTCCTGTTCATGAGGGTCTGCTTTCTGTAAGAAATCCGATAACTTGTCGTAATGTCTCATTTCTACCAAACCAATACCAAGCATTAACTCTGCAATGGGTTCAAACCTTGACGACTGTTGAGTATACATAAGGATAGCACTAATCTCAGAGAAAGGTTTATCCTTTAGTGCATCCTTGAACATATTAACAATATCCTCTGGCCAAGGTTCAATGTCCTTGAAATCAGGATAATCTACTGACTGGTCCGAATACTTGAGGACATCAATAAAAGCATTAGCTGCATCCTCTACTCTGTTACCTAAAAATTTTAAAGCTTTCATAACGTTATGTTTTAATTATTAATCTTATCCCAGAGAGAGCCCTCAACTTGAGGTTCCTCTAAGGATTTTTTATTCTTATTTTTATATAAATACTTATTATACCTTTCTACTGCTTTATCAGTATATAATTGAGCAATATCGGGTAGACCATTACACCATGCTAGAGATTCAAACTGAGCATCTATGAAATCCTTATAATCCCAACCTTCTTCCTCTAAGAATGCTGCTACATAAGCAAAGTGAACATACTTTTCAGGATTCTTTTCATATGATTCATATATACCAGTTGCTTTAGCAATCTTACTTACAAAGTAATCATGTACCTTAGCAGTGAGTTCTAAATCTGCTGACTGTAATTTAATCTCAGCTTCTGTTTGATTAGTAATGTTATCCTGCATGGATATTAACCTTTGCATAACATTACGATAATCTGTCATCCTCTTTAAACCAGTCTCAATGTATTTAATAAATCCTTCCCGAGTATCAAATTTAAAATCCTCACAAAAGGTATTACATATCTCAGCAAGCTTTTTACATAAAGCCCATTCCCTTGTATTACTTTCGTTTATTTTACGAACTCCTCTATGCTTAAGCTTTATACGAGTAGCATATAATATATCGGCAACAAGGGAAGCATTACCCTTAGATGCTAGTAATATATTAGTTACTTTCTTAGTTGTCCCTTTATTAGAAACAACCACTGCTCTAGTATTTATTGCCTCTTTTCGTGCAATAACAAAAAAAGCCTCAACTGGGAAGTTATCTACCTCTAAGGTATTTAATATTTCCTTAAATTGAGACTTAGTAATGTGAATGCTGGGTTCTCTCATTTTATCCTATTACAAACTAAAACTCCATTAATACAACCTTCGTTATTATCTATTGGGCATTCCTTTCCATAAAGGTTTTTAGTAGGAGAACCGAAGTTTACATAGTATGAACCTCTATTTGTACCTACATACCAAGTAACATTTTCTGGTAAATTTAAAGTATAATCTCTAACTTTACCATCAACCATCTCACATCTGAAAACCATATTCTTCCTTGGTTGGGGTTTTTCAAACCAACTTACAACTGGGAAGAAATATCCCATAATTAAAAGAGCAGCCAAAACTATTGAAGTCTTAACTACATAATCGATTATCTTCATCATATCATTAATATTTTAAGTTATATAATATAATAGGTAATCCTTACTCCAAAGAGTTTCGGATTTGAATTAAATCTTGATAACTTTGATACCTTGTTTGATATACTAACCTAAGAGTTTCCTTTCTCCCTAAATCGTTTACATCTTTTCCTTCTGGTAAAAACACCACCTTGACTTTTTTATAGGCAACAAGTTTGAGCGCAAGATTGATTGCGTATTTCTTGGCGTCTGGGTCCAGCAATATAATAAATCTTTCGCATGAGGATTTAAGTAATTCATTGACTTGATATCCAGATATAGCTTTACCCATTGTGGCAATTCCTCTATCTCCAATAGTAAGGGCATTGAGTGCACCTTCACAGATGTATACCGACCTATACATCTCCAACGCATCATAATTAAATATGATAAATTCTTTGCCAACTCCTGTGATATCTTTGTTAGGGTTGTTATACCGAGGACCTTGCCCGATAACATTTCTCGCGTTATAATATCTAAGTTGTCCTCTGTAATAAAAGGGTATAATGAGGTACCCAAAGTAAGCCCCCTTTGTCGCATAGCCAATTCCATGCTTAGACAACTCAGAGATGACAAAGCCACGGCTCTTGACATATCCTCTAATGCTTTTTGCAACTTGTGACTGGCCAAGGTTAAGGATTCTGAATCCTTCGGGTAGATACAAAGGCTTAGCTTCTGCAAGTTCAACCTTTTCTTCGTGAAATTCAAGCTCATCAAATTTTCCACTATTTAAGAAATTAATTAGTTCATGGTATGTATCGAATCCTTCTATATCCATAACCAATTGAGAAGGATTCGGATGTTCATTACATCTAAAGCAATTGGTTCTATACATTGATAAGTTAACTCCCATTTTTAATTCCCTATGACAGTATGGGCATACTGGGAGTTTCATCCAGCCTCTTCGATATTCAAAAGCACCTAACCTCTTGATAAAATAGGTTTTTAACTGGGATTTAAATTTATTAGTAATTTTCATCTATGCCTAACTATATTTAACCTACGTAAGTAATTATTTAAAGTGGTATGCCCTATAGAATATTTGTTACATATATCTCTAACTAACATACCTTCTTGATAATCATTCATAATGTCTTGGTATATAGCTTTAAACTTATAATTTCCAAACTTAGGTTTACTCTTTAAATTTATAATACGAGTAATAGCTGAATCAGAAATCCCAAATTTCTTTTTAAGAATCGACCGGGGTTTACCAAGATTATACTCATAAAGTAAACAGTTGATACTAAATTCGTCAAGTATATCTCGACCTCCTGGTTTAAATCTACCATCTTGAATACACTGTTGGGTATTTTCTTTATAAGTACCCCAATATAAATTCTCTACCCGATTATTAGTCCTATCATTATCTTTGTGACACACACAGGGTTTATTCTTGGGATTAGGTATATAAGTCATAGCTACTAATCTATGTACTGAATAAGTCGAACCTTCTATCTTGACTTTTAAATACCCTCTAATTAATCTGGGTTTTAGTAAGATATTATCTTTAAATACATTACCGTCTCTTGTTATTGTTATTTTCATGGTTTCTAATTGCTTTACGAATTACCTTTCGGATTCTTTTCAAATCCTCAACGTCTAAGTTACTGATAGAAGTTGTTTGCCAACCATTATGAGATATTTCTAAAGCTAATAATCCATCAGTCCATCTGTCTTTTACTACTTCTACATTTTTAGTTCTCATTCCTCTTTTTCTTTTTACCACAGATTCTACAATAGGTTCTCGTACAATACTTATTATAATACTGAGCCCTCTTTCTACCTCATTTGTGTGAAAATATAGCTCTTCGAGGTTTCTGTCGGGTTTCCCACCAATGCTCGGTTACCCAATCATGAATACCGAGTTTGCATTTATATATCTCCAGTTGTCCTTTCCCTTTTCTTGGAATCAGCATCAGGATTACCTTTCTTAAAAGATTCTTCAAGTTTCTTACCATATACTTCATCATAATTCTTTCTTTGTTCTTTAGTAAACTCTGTACATCTTTGCCTTTCTACATCACATTTGAATAAAGCCCTACCCGAAGGAAGACCATCTCTTTGTACTACAATCTCTGAACGAAGGATATTATCTTTCTCTTCTTGCTCTGTACTGTTAAGACCCATAATGAATTGAGCATTACGTACAATGGCAATAGAACCAGATATATCGTTCTCATCATATTTAGTTGCTTGGTGTTTCTTACCTTCACGAGTAATATGATGAGCAGTCCATACAACATCTAAATGCAAATCCTCAGCAAGGTTCTGTAAGTCAATATATACGTTTGAGATTCTATCGAAATCCTCTTTATCCTTTGCAATAGAAGCAAGCTTCCCTGCATAGTCAACCATTAGTACCTTAATATCAATTCCCTGACTCCTAAGAGTAAGTATTTTCTCCCTTATATAATTGCAGTCGGTAATCAATGCAGGTACTCTTTCAACGATTAATTCAACTCCAAACCTTGCAAGTTTCCTTAAATGCTTAGCCTCAAGTTTATCATAATCTCCAGTATATAACTCCTTCTTAGTTTTATTAATACTTGATTGAATGAAACGGTCCATAATTTGTTCTTGACCATTTTCTGTATCAACATAATAAACTGACTTCTTCATTCTAAGATAACCTCTTGCAAGGTTTACCATAAAGAATGTTTTCTTTGCTTTAGGTTTATCTAGGATTACATTGATTGATGCACCTGGGAATCCTCCTGCATTGGTTAAATCATTAAGTTGCCTAAATGGACAGGGTACTACTGAAGGTTCTGCCTGTCTTTTAAATTGACGTTCTGTAACATCCCGAATCATGAATAAAAGTTCGTCCTCTTGTTTAGGTCTACTTCTTTGTAAAACCTTCTCTACCTTTCTTGAATATTCTTCGTATTGTTCGAAGTTATCTAAATCGAATGAATCATTTAAATTCTTCATTTCAACATAGGTAGAGAACTGATAGATTTTCTCTTTAATATATTCTGAATCGGATAATTGAATTGAATAAAGGTTTTTGATAACTCTTTCAATGTTTGGGATATCGTCCTTAGTAACCAGGTCAACATAGTTTTGGGATTCTAGCATTTCTCTGAGTACTTGTTTAAGGACATTCTGTGATGGTATCTTTCTTTGCTTCTTAAAGTATTTAAGTATACCTTCACATATTAAGGAATGTTCGATAAGTACTAAGTAGCTTGGTTTTATTCTGCTTAGTACTAAACCTCCTTCCTTATCTTGAATGATGAACCTGAGAATCTCTAACTGGAAGTCAGGTGCAAAACTAAATTTAATTTTATTCTTTTTCATACATTATTATATTGCAATATTATATACTAATAGATTTTGATAGTCCTCATGTAGTTCTGAACTCATGTCCACAATATCTAGTCTTCTTATCCTCAGCCGTTTGGTGAAATTTTTTGATATTCTTATATAATATAAAATATATTTATTATATTTGCATAACGAAATACTTAAAGAATATGAGGAAATGTAATGGAAACAATGGTTCAGAGCTTCATAGATTAAAACCTATGCAGGATTATGATGAAGCAATGTTTAATCGGTTATACAAAGTTTGTAAGCCAGTTATTCGGAACCTTACCAAACAAATTGATTACAAAAGGTTTAACCTTACTCCAGATATAATATCTTCTTATTTCTGGGATAAAATGTTATTTGTTTTTAATAAGTACTACGGTACTTGTAGTGAAGAACATCTTAAAGCAAGAATCTTATCATCTCTAGCTACTTTTAAAAATAAGCTTCTGAGATTTGCCTATGGAGAGGTTGCAGAATATAACCAGAACTTATTTAAGCTTGAGGATTTATTTGATAATGATAAGGAACTCGAAGATGATGAGGAAGAAACTAAAGCTAAAGAAGATATGTTGGAATTGCTTTATGATTATATGAAAGCTAATCTATCTTCAGATGCTTATATGTTATTCGAGGTATTAGTAACTCCTCCACCATATATTAAAGAACGTATGCCTGAGTCAGGAAGAATTACCAATATACTTTTAGTAGAGTTCTTTGATATGCCTCGAACTAAAAACTCTATCAAATATATTAGTGAACTCAAGGCTGATATCCAATACTGGGAAGAGAAAGCCAAAGAAGAACTGCATTACTAAACACAAAAAGAAAGGGACGTTTCCCAACGTCCCTATCCCAATTGTTAAGCAATTCATAAATTAAAAGTTCATTGATATTGTTACAAGTAGTTACACATTATTATAGTTTTATAATGTATGCTAGTACATAATATGGTGGTCTGTTTTCGTGTGGTTGACCTCCACCTGCAGCTCGGGTATCATGGTCCCAAAGTGCTACATAAGAATTATCCCTATCAGTTTTATTACTACCATAGAGGTTATTACCAATCCACTGGGAACCATTGATACCTATACCGTCGTGAGCCTCAATATAATAGGCATCTGCAAAGTTATGGACATGAGAAGGTATTTCTGGAGTGGTCAAAGTAACCTTATCTTGGCCACCAGTATTACCAATCAAATTGTAATCTTCATTACCAGATGACCAACCTACAATGAATTTACCCGATAAGTCTGGTGTCTGTAAGTCTTCTACAATCTGACCATTACATAGAGCCCAACCTTCTGGTACGGAAACTCCATTCCACATTGCAATTAATCCTCTTGGTATATTAGCTCCTGCCATACCACCAAGCTTTTCATCAATGTAAGCCTTGATATCAAAATTGGGGAATCCTTGCAACAGTCGTAAGAGAGTTTCTATGTTTGCTTGTTGCATTCCATGGATAGCAGTATTATATTCTACTGGTTGGGGGAATTTACCTGCATACGGAACAATAGAATATTTCTCTACTTTATTATCCATTGAGTTGGTACCTTGCCCATATATACCAATCAATACCATTGAGGATTTGTCTACCAAACCTTGAGATACTGAAGCCATAGCTCTATTCACTAGAGACTCATAGGATAATTCATTATCTTCTAATACGTTTGTTTTTGACAAGTTTCTAGTATCCTTAGGTGTTGGATATAATGGGTCTACTGATTTCTTATACAGAGAATAGAATGAATTAGATTCATTCCAGAAAGCTCTGAACTGTACTGGGTTCTGCACTGGTTCTTCCAAAGGTGTATGGTAAGCAAATACAATTACATCCTCATTAGAACCTTTTGAGCCTTCAATATTAGGTATACTAATATTAGCACTATCAGAAATATAAATTGTACCATCCCTTGCTATACAACCAAAGTTTGTATCTGGACCTTCACCAGAATCTGCTGCCTTAGTCATATACCTTGAAAGGATTCTGTCCTTCATTACTTGATATGCAGGAGATGTAGGTTCTCCATTAGGCAATAGAGTGATTGCATTATTTACAATCGTTGCTGAGCCAAATCCACAAAATGGACCCATACCTATGGGTGCAGCTATTGCTTCAGCTGCATCCTTAGACTTTATTATACCTTCATAATCAAAATACGTTTTCATAATGTATCTTCGTTATTGTTATTACTCTTATATTCTTTCGATTGGTTTTTCATATCTTGGAAAGCCTCTCCTACAGCTTTGAACTTGAAGGTTATCAATTTCCAAAAGATAGACCAGATACTGTACTTCTTTTCTACACCATGTAGAGTACAGATGTGATTATAAATGCTATCTATCTCGAAACAGTAACATAATACCATTACCGTTATAGATACTGTTATTGGATTTAATCCGTAAGGTTCTCCGATGGCTTTACCTATTACGGCACCCAGTAAGATGTAACACAGGTAATCAATGATTTTATTAAGAGTTCTTCTCCCGGCCCTAGATTTTCTTATTTCAATCTTCTTTGCCCTACTTGCAGATATACCAAACCAGAAGTCTGCAAGGATTAGTACAAAGGCTAATAAAATCATCCACCTTAAATCAAAGATAATGGCATAACATTCAGAAGTAAATCCAATGATACCAATTTTAAATAGTGTGTTAAAAGAGCTGCTTTCCATTTTGTTTATTCTATTTTAAGTGACCATTCTGTTCCTTCCGGAACTAATATATTAATACCCTGTTCCGAAATATCATTGGATTCCCAAGTAAGTTCTGTCTTATCAACTACATCCAACAGATTTACAATGAATACGGCCTTAACTGCAGGATTAGCTTTCACATAGAAAGTATGTTTACCTGGCAGATTAGTGAAGAATTGATAAGGGCTTGGATGAACTACATCTGGAGCTGTCTCATATACAATATCTGAAACCTCTCCAGTATCTGAAGTACAGGTTACGATTGTAGATACTTCTTGTACATCCTTACTTAATTCTGCACTTACGGGATTACAGGTTAATGTATACTTGGGTATAACATTCTTAACTGTAAGATTAACTACAGAACCCTGATAGTAGAATTCGTAACTACCCGGTTTATCGAAAGTGATAAGAGTGTTAGAATTATACTTCTCAGATGAACCTTCTAAATCAATCTCAGTTATCATACTACCACCGTCTCCCCAACGTAAGTAGAATTGACAGTTCTTAGTTTTGGTTAATTGATACCCTGCTTTAATATACTTCCCGGCATCTGATGCAGCTTCTGAGTAAGGTTCTAATTCATACCAATTCTCATCATCTTCATCCAAAGGTTCTAACCATAAGTAAGATTGAGGAGCTGGTACATAAGCAAGTACTTCTACTTCTACGGACTTACTGGCATCACCAACAGATTCAAATTTGTAGCTACCAGCTTCATTAAATGAGTATTCTGTATTTCTACCATAATAGAAATCAGGACCAACTACATAACGACTAGTTAATTCCGTAGTACCAAGTTTTACCCAAGTACCCTGAGTATTCTTTTTGTAGATTGTTACTTCGGTATTAAAATAATAACCTAAGTTTGCACTTTCAAAAGTAGAATAATAAATACCCGATGTAACCCAAAGATTAACTGATGCAGAACCTTGGGCATTTAGATTTAATCGTTTATTAGATACACCTATATCATAGGTAATTGTATAACCTAATCTATAAGCTACTACAGTACCATAATTACTTGTATTACCTGAATCATCTTTGGTACATCTGAATTGGAATGTACCAGTAGTGGTTGGTGCCCACCTTTGACCATTACGAACTAAGATACCTGGGTCTGAAATACATACTGCGATTAGTTGGCTAGTATCTTCATTAGGGTCTGAAGAACGTATGGTTATTAAAGATTTCTCACCATTGGTAAGATTTATATTTCGAGGTTCACAGAGTACGGTGTAGTTAGTAGCAATAGCAGTTACTGTTAAGGTTACTTTCTTTGCTGGGAAGTCTGCAATAACCCATTCATAAGTACCAGCAGAAGTTATTTCCCAAATAGAACCAGAATCCTTAGTTTCGTAAGTATTAAGTAACTGTACCGATACAGGTTTAATATTGCCCTGATAATTCATATTAGCAGTTACCTTTACTTTGATTACTGGGTTAGTACCTGTAATTACCAAGTTATCTGGGTCTGTTCCTCCTTCTACAATATCTGCATAGATATGATAAGATTTAGTGTAGTATTCTAAACCTATATCTACATATGTAGTTACTGAATTATCTCCTACGCTTCTGAAGTAATACCTTTGGTCACCTTTTCTTGCATAGAAGATAGAACCACTTTCGTATTTCTTTGAACTCCACTTGTTCTCAGATGTGTTATATCCAGTTACCTGATATCTTAAATTGGCATCATCGTAATCCGATGTAACCGTTACTCGGATGGGTACCTCTGTTATGTGTCCAGTTACAATCTTTGCAGGACTGATAAGTGGCTCAGCTACGATTTTATAATTATAAGCCAAGTCAAACCCATAAGCAATCTTACCTGATACGTTATAAGGTAAGAATCTATCGAACAACTTATCGATTGATTGTTTGAAAGCTTTAAACTCTGGGGTAGGAGAAGTAAAACCATGACCACTTATAGAAATACCTACCTCTATACATTGAGCACAACCATAAATCTTATCATAGTTGTATTTATCGTACTGAGAGTAGTCTGTATCATATAATGGGTCTACCTTTTCCCATTTATCCATTGCTCCATCGGTTGGGTCTGTAATTGTACAAGTTAACCCATACATATTGAAAAGAATTTCGAAGAACTTTCTTGAGCCTCGAATCTTAAGTAATGAGATTGAATACTTTAAGATAGTTCGAATCTGTTCATCACTTAAGTTGGGAACTCCTTTATGTTCTCCGGTTCTAGCAAATGGTAATGCTCCCAAGAACTCCCAGAGGTAGTTTAAATACCTCTGCTGAGTTTTATCGATATCGATTATATCTAGAATATTATCAATATCTTTAGTTATATCTTCTTGGAAATAGTTACCACAAATTTCTAGAAATCTTTCTAATATGCCCTTACCGTCGACTTTATAAGTATCTTGCTCTTTAAATTCGAAAGGTAAGAAATCAATTAGGTTTTTAAGATTTATCATACTATTTCGTTTACTTTAAGTGTTAACTGACTTGAGTCTTCGAATACTGGGATATTATAACCAGGGTCTGTGTAATCCTTGTTTGGTTCTGCAATGGTTATAGTATATCTAAACCCAGATTGATAACCATTGTCCTGGATATCAAGGGCAAAGATAAACCCATTTATAGTATCCCTGATTTGTGTAGTCTTACCTACTTGACCATCATAAGAAAAACCTCCTTTAACTGAACGTACTGTAAATTGAGTACCTGAAGAGAAAGAGATAAAATAAGACATACTACCATTAGCTTCATCCAATTGGAATTGACCAAGGATTAATTCTTTGTTACCATATACTGTAGTAGGCCAGGGTTTAGTATAAAACTTCTTCAAGTGTAAATAATCTACCGATTCAAGATTATCTATAAGTGCATAGATATCAGAGATTCTTACGCTGCCACCAATGTCTGAGGCTTCCGGAGAATAAGCATTAAATAATGCACTTAGAATCTGAGATTGTATTTCCGATGTCTTATAAGACTTCTTCCCTGTAACTTCTACATCCAAGATAATGTTTACCTTACCTGCAGACTTAACTGTTAACCAAGTGGTAAGTGGTGAGTTCTGATGTAATACATCATATACCTTTTGAATAAGATTGGAGTCAGCAGTAGCACCATTATCTGGAGATATATAAACGATTAGTTTTCTACCACATTCATATTCTGCCTTTGCCTTACTAACTCCATCAACTAGTTTAGCTAAGTCTATGAAATCTTGTTTGGTAATAGCAACTCCCATAGTTTTTACACTCAAAGGTATATGTTCCTTAAGCATATTGAAATTTTCGTATGATGAACCTCCACCTGCAGCATAAGTATTAGATACTGTAGCATCCGTTACTGATGAAGATATAACTGAAGGTACAGAAGTAATCATACCAGATTTTACATTACCATTGATACCCGTAGTAAGGTAGAACTTAACTTCAGATATTTTGGCATTAGCTGCTGGCTTCTGTCCATATTTACCATCACCAAATAAGATATAAGGGTTTAAAGCTTCATCCATGGTAACCATGAAATGTTTATCGGTTGGTTTTGAGTAAGCAAAGGTGTTTACCAATACCCAAGATTCTCCACCAATCTTCATACTCATAGTTCCATGTTCGTAATACTTACCATTAGGTAGTGTACCAAGAGTAATAGTTACCCTTTCATCTGAAGGTATAACCATACCATTTATCTGGCTTTCCGTATATAATTCGTGTTGTATAACTGGAACTTTACAAGTAGTTACATTAGCATACCAAGTTACGTCTCTAGATGATAACCATTTGTTACCATTAGAGTCTGTGAATAAAGTTCCAGAAGGTATAGTTAACTTAGCACCAATAGAATCTCCAGATACATCTCGAGATACTACCAAATCTACTGATGCTGCAATAGCACCTCTTGCATGATAATCTACCAAAGCACCATGCTTAACTACTGAACTGTATTTACGAGCAGTAGGCAAGAATGATTCCCTTGCCATATTATCAATGTAGTAGTGAAGAACTTCGGCAATTGCCGCAAATAATGAAAGGATAATGATTAAGATATTTCCTTCCGAGTAATCAGTTACGAGTACATTGCCATCTTTGTCTTTGATATTCGTAAGTGATTCTATCAGCTTAGCCTTAATATGTTGGTAAGACCTCTGATAAGGATTGAGCCATTTATTAGTGATTCCCATATTAATAAGAGTTTAATGAATTTTCATTTTTATCGTAGGTCAGGTACAGGTACTGACTAGTAGAAGTTTCATTAACTACATAATGAACTTCTATGTTTATTTTAGCACCTTGTCTAGAAACGGTAATACCTTTAAAGGTAATCCTTTGTTCCCATGCACCAATTGAGCTTTTAATAAACTCTTTAATAATAAAACTTAGGGCTTGTGTATTTGGCTCCTCTATACATTCCCATAGGCGATTCCCAAAGTTTTCCTGTCGAAATCGTTGTCCTATTAAATAATACATTATAGAGCTTATATTATTTCTTACCAAAGCCATATCACCATTAACAGGATACCAACCTGTTTCACCCTTTTCGTTTCTTGTAAGTTGAATAGGGAATATCATACCCTTTCCAACAATGTTAGTAAGATAGTTATCCATTAGTGTATACATTTAATGTCCTCATAATCTTCTTGTTTGAAAGTAGAGAACGGTTGACTTGCTTGAGTTACGGTAGGACCTGAAGAACCAGGTCCAGTAGTTACACCCGAGTGTACGTGAGAATTGAATAAAGTTCTTAGAGTTTCCAGTTCTTTAATGGTATTATTGAGTTTCTCGGTTAGTTCTTTGATATTAACTACTCCTTGATTCTCTCCCTTATTTAAGATTACTGTATCACCAGAACCTACACTTACATCTCCTTGTGCTTGAATAGAAATGTTTCCCTTAGCAGCAATGCCTACATCTCCATTTATATAAACAGTTAGCTTTCCATTATCATCATCAAGTACCATTACATTTCCTTCTGGAGTTATAATACCCATTTTATTAGGACCATCCAAAGGGTCTGGTATTTGTTGTAGTCCCCAACCATGATATTCCCATAGGGGTTTAGTTGGGTCTCCAAATTCAAAAGTAACAAATACTATATCTCCAACCTTAGGAGCTAAGTACTTGAACCCATTGTTGATAGAACCATGTTGGCCTTTTGCATAGGCCCATGTAATAATTCCACCCATGACTTCTGGACAGCATACCTTGATACGGTTCATATGTTTCTCCGTATCATTATTATCTACCACTATGCCACGGTAGACAGAGTAGTATCTACCTAAACCTTCGATACCCTCTTCTGTTAATAGTTTAGCTGTTGAGTACATTATTTCTTGTTGGATTTATATCGTTCATAAGCTTTCATTGCCCAATTAAACTCATCAAAGTTATACCTTTCTTTCATAGAAGGAGTAACCTTCGATTGGTCTGCCTTTACCACATTGGTCTTACCATAGATTGCTGTACCATTTGAAGTTACTACTGTACCTTCTGTACGAACTGTACCTGCAGCAAGAGCCTGAGGGTCTTTAGCATTTATCTCATCATAATAGAACTTATTCTGTAAGAACTCTCCTGCACCTTTCTTATCGATAATTCTACCCTTATCATCCATGTATCTTTCTACGAAGTATACTACTTCATTGTAGGTAAAGTCATGTACAATATCGGAAGCATTAGCAGTATTCTTCTTGTTCTTACCAAAGTCAGTTTTAGCAGAATCCTTAGCATCATTACTTACAATGTCCTGAGTACTAAGTTGGGTCTTAGATGTAGTCTGTCCATCCCTTGCATTATTCTTAACCAAGTCTAATGTACAGAGATAACCTTGACCTGCATCCATTGAATGTTGTACTGACTTGATATACCAAAAGCCTGACCACCTTTTTCCTACATTCTCTAAAGATATTATCTGAGAAGATTGTAATGAAGGTCTACCTACTACAGTCATTTGGCATACCAACTTTCTTTCGGATATCTTAAGACCTCCATTGGCATTAGCATTCATTGCCCAAGTAACCTTATCTGCTCCGCCGTATCTACTAAAGAGATTATGATATAACTTATAGATTGGTACTAAGAATGGTACCTTCTTCATTCTTCGTATCTTAACTTTAGCTTTAACCTTTCGAGTCATAGTGGGTGTAGTAACTCCATCTCCAGAATACTCTACTTTATAGGTATCAGGGTATACAGTAATATATGGATTCTTTTCCATTGCAGATATACCTCTCTGAGATTGGTTATCTATCATTTGTTTTTCATAAGGATTACTTGAAAAAGTTCTGATATTCACCATGTGAGTTATAGTTCCACCTTCTGGGTCATATTCTCTTGGGTCTACCCATTCTTCTGCAAGGTATTCCATTTTATATTCTCCAGTAAATAGGTATCTTTCGTTTTCTAGTAATTGCCTAAGATTACTTTCTAACTCTTTACCGTTCTTAGAGTTCTTCAAGATTTGCTGAATAACCCTTTTCTTATCGTTCGGTAAATTGTTTACAGCAGTATTAATTGCTTCTCGATATTGCTCAGTACTCAGATTATCTAAAGCCTCTTGTTTACCTGCATTGTAAGCAACATAGGGTTTCTGAGAACCATACTCTTTCATTGCAGAATTATACTTTTGAGCTTTAGCTCCATACCTTTGTTCAGCTTCCATCTCGGCAGCAATATTAGTAGTAGGATGACTACGATAATCTTCGTAAGGTACACTACCATAATTTACTACCATTGTATTATCTACTTGAGCTACAAATGGTTTGAGTAAAGTTACTTCCTCTTTCTCTTTTTCAGGTTCTGTGATATCTGTTGAACCTACAATTAAACCTTTATCTTCTGGGTCTAAGGCTTGAGTTAATTGAGCCTTTACCCTTTTGGTTACTTTCTGAGTAGCGAATGATACTCTAAGTACTTCTCCATTTTCTGATTGGTAAATATAATTGTATTCTGGTTCTTCTTGAAACTTACGGTTGTGTATGTATATTACACCATCCCGGGAATCAATATACCAAGGACCATTTGCATACCCTTTCATCTTTTGTTCTAATTGAACTAAGATGTTATTTCCTATTAATCCCAAGTCACTATCTATCAAGGACTTTAAATCACTGGGCATAGCTACTTGAGCTACTCCACTAAACCGGTTAGCGTAAAGTATCTTTCCAGTAGTAGTTCGACTTTGTTCTGTCGGGACCTGTAGTGACTCGTAAACTTTATTACTTATTATTTGTTTAGCCATTACTGAAATATTTCTATGATTACGCCTATATCATCATTACAACCATTATCCAAGAAGTTGGATAAACTGTGTTCTGATAAATCCGAATGAGTATAAGGTGGTTGGAATCTTAAATCTCCAACTGTATCTATACACTTAATCGTCACATGAGTACCAGTAGAATCGAATACACAATCCAAATCTCTAACCTTGATACTTCGTACTGGGCTAGAGATAAATTGACCATCTGGATATATGTATCCCCACTGAAGGTAAATAATTGAGCTTTCCTGGAGATCTTCGATATCTACAGTATCTGGGTCTCCAGTATCAAATGTAATGGTAGCTAAGTTCTCTTTCTCCTCATCATACTTGTAGCTCCAATTACTTATATAAGCGCCAAGAGGTATGCCAGTAATGGGATTCATTATAGGCATACCTCCAGAATTGAACAGAGCCATGTAAGGTGTTGCTGTTCCATTATAAAGTATTGGTTGGTTAGGTTTTCTAGTTGCCGCCATACATAGGTATTCTTAAAATTTGATAAGGTTCTAATTCTTGAAAAGAGTTCAAGATATTATTAGCTTCAGCAATCAGGTACCACTTACCAGAATCACCATAATAACGATGAGCAATACTCTGTAGGGTTTCTCCATCTAATACAGTATGTTGTTTATCGTTATCTGTATAAGGAACATTAGGAGGAATTACCTCTAAAGAATAATCTCCTTCATCATACTTAAGAGCAATAGCTCCATCATAAGGACTTGCTCCTGTCATGTATTGATTTAAGTCTATCATATCTGTATCCCTTTCGTATTCTTTAAGTCTTCTTCAGTTACAATATCCTGATAAGATAAGTTATAAGCACTTACTCTTTTGAAGATTAATTCCTGAGTTGCAGCTGCAGGCAATAACTTTAAATCCTCAATTGTACATGACTTACCTGCTACTCGAGTCCTTGAAGCATTTCTGAAATTATTCAGGGTATAGGTTGCAGATGTAAGAATGTACTGATGATTATCGAATATACCAGAACTACCCCACTCGATTTTTAAAATCGGAGGGCTTGCTTGATAAGAGTTTGCCTTAGTCCACATTTCCAATAATCGGCATTTAGTAATTACCTCTTTTGGATTATCTGGGTCATTACAGAACCAAGATACATTGAATTGAATTATATCTTCACTACCAGTATAATGGTACATGGGAGTATTACGTCCCATTGATTTAATCGTTGCCCAAGTAGTTTCTCCTCGGAAATCAATTGAAGGTGGTCTGTTCTGAAGAGTGATATATTGATAGGGGCTAGCTGTAAGATTATAAATCACTACCTGATTCATGTTTCTTACTTCTGGCATTACCAAGAAGAGTTCTTTATTCTTCGTAACATTCTGGCCTTTAGCCGGGTCCATTTCTTCGTATCCAAATGGAACTCCACCTTCTATTTGATGTTTTAATTCCATTCGATATTGAGCCTGAATCCTTTGATTTAACTTAGGATTCTTTGAATTAGCTCTGGGTCCGAATGGGTTATTTGGGTCATATACTTTACCCTTATCTGCAGTATCTTTAGGCAAGGTTGAAGTTGCCCTATTGAGATAGATTCTGGCCCTCCAAAGTTTATTTAAAGGGCCAGTAAGAACTCCTGCAGAATCTCTGGTAAGGTCATTGTATTTTTCAACAACCCCACCTGCTATCCGATTTAATATTCTTGCCATGATTGTTTAGTTTAATCCCAATGATATACCAGTAAAATCTTGTTGGCCACCAGGAGCAAAGTCTCCAGCTTCATTTCCATCTACTGATATATTAATTCTTGAATCCTTAAATCCATCTCTGATTGCACTCCTAACGGCATCAACAAAAGCTTGTTGATTTCTATCCTGAATGGAAGCTTTAGTTTCTTCAGAGGTTAAAGCCGCAGTATTCTTATCCACAGAATTTGTAAGACCACCGATTACTTCGATTAATGCAGGAATAGCTATAGAAGCTAGTAGTCCCCAAGGCCCACCTAAGAATCCTAAAAGTCTACCACCAAGTAATCTAGCACCAAATCCCATAGCACCTTTCTTAGCAATCTGTTGGCCTGCAGTTTTAGTTACAGTAGAACCTACTGCTGCTCCAACCCCTGCTCCTGCAAGAGTACTCATTGAAGTAAATCTTCCTTTTGCATCTCTTGCTACTACAGTACCTTTTCGGGTTTTACCTATGGTACCTCCCATTGGTAATGCAAAGAATTTACCTGGAGCCATTTGCATAGCAGTCATTCTCATCATCATTGCTGAGATATTTCTCATGTGACCTTCAAGGATTGAAGCTTGAACATTAGTTCTTACCATACCTTCTGCCATACCATTAGTTTCTGAAGTAGCTAAAGCCTGGAAGGTACTAATCATCTTGATAGTACCCTGAATAAACTTAAATCCCTGATATAGAGTACCTACTACTGCACCAGTTGCAACTACCTTTACCAAGAATTTACCTGCCCAAGTTTCTTGCATACTGTTAATAATCTTTAGGATACCAGAACCTAATTTAAGTACTGGGCTAAAAACTTCGGCAAGTGTAGAACCTGCAGTTACAATAAAGTTCTCCCAGTTTGATTTAAACTGTTCGATAATACCTGCAGGAGTTTGTAATCTTTCTTGAGTTAAATTTTCTACTGTACCACTTGCACCTGCAACCTTATCCATAATTTCAGTAAGCTTATTAGCTCCAGTCCAGTAATCCTGAAGTAAAGCTGAGGCAGCTCTTGTACCACGAACTCCAAAGATATTAAACAGAGCAGAGGAGATATCTATTCCTCGTTTACCTCTAAGTTTATCTCCCAATATAGATATAATCTTATCTAATCTCAAAAGATTACCAGAGGCATCTACTAGAGTTTTTGGGTCAATGCCTAAAGATTTTAGCATCTCACCACCTCCCTTTTTCTGCCCGGTTACGGAAAGTGTTAAATAGCGCATCATGTTTGCTAATGCAGTACCAGCTGATGAAGCTTGGATACCTTGATTACCAAGTACTCCAATGGCTGCAGCTGCATCACCCATACTGATTTTGGCATTTCTAAATTCTGCTCCTGAATATTGGAAAGATTGGGCAAGGTCTGTTAGAGAAATATTTGCAGAGGTTACTGCAGTTGCCAATTGGTCTACTACCTGAGTAGCATTCTGTGAAGGTATATTGAAGGTCTGCATGATGTTAGTCATCAAGTCAGCAACTCCACCTTTCTCTCCAAGAGGCATACTAAAGATAGAAGCCAGTTTAGCTGCAGGGCCAATCATTTTTTCGATTTGCTCTACATTGTTACCAGCCATTGCCAAGTACCTTTCGCCTGATGCAATATCTGCAGCAGTAAGAGGAATTACCTCATTGACTTCTTTGGCTACTTGCATTAGCCTTGCCTGTTGAGCAGCATTGGCTCCAGACATTTTAGAAGCTAAGAATACTTGGTCGTATACTCCTGCAGAATATTGGTAGGCCCTTGCCATACCTCCAACCAATTCTTTTCCAAACTCAAAAGCATTAGAAGTTGACATTTGAATACCTCGATTCCAGGTATTCATATCGTTCATCATTGTTCTAAATGAGTTCGATATTCTGCCAGCCTCATTAGAGAATCGGTCTCTTAATACCATTGCAACACCGACCTCGACTAAGCTTCTTCTGTCTATCATTTTCTAGTTTTCTTTTTTAAGTTTTCATAATACTCATCGGCTATATCCTTAAATCTTTTCCTTTCTCGATACGGAAGACGCAAAAAGCTGAGATAGTCAATGGCTACCTCAGCTCTACATATATAAGTGAATGTACCTGGGTGGTCTACGCTTCCGTCAGGTAGAAAAAAGTCGGTGAAAGCATTATAGGATATTTATCAATTCTTCCAGGTATACTTGGATGTTCTACATCGGTGTTACCATCGAAGACTGGGTCATATTCAAATATTGTTTTACGAATCTCTGCAATGTCTCTTACTGAGAATAAATGGAAGCTTTCTACCTTTTCCCATTTACCATCAATCTGAAGATGTAAGTTCCTTGCAATCAATGCTGCATTACGAGTTTGTTTTTCTATTGGTAAAGTAACCAACATTCTTTCTCCTGCACCAGTAAGCAAATCAAATTTAACTACCTTACCTGAAGATAGAGTTACTTCGTAATCGGTAAGCTTACCTTGTTCTGGATAATAAGGGATAGCGTTTGGTTTTTCGGCCAATTCCTTTTCTGTAGGAAATTCTCCATAGTTATCGAATAACATCTCGCTTAAGGATTGACCGTAAGTTTGTACTCCGCCTTCTTGGCCCCAATCATATTCAAATTCTACTTCATCACCAAGTGAGAAGATTCTTGATTGGAATAAGATACAGTATCTGTCATTCAAAGGGATACGGTCTGCATCCTCTACCGTTAATCTACGATTAGGAGTAAAGTCGGTATCAACTACAATTGCCTGAATGAACTTAGTAAGGTTCATAAGGTTTCTTACATCCATAGGATTAGATAAGATATCCTCATCTGCACCATTCTGTTCCCTGATTGAGAATTTATAACCTGATGGGGTTATAAACTCATGTGTTCTACAATTTAATTCCATGTTTAAATAAGTTATTTGGTTATACTTTAGTTCATAGTGTTCGCTGTAACAACAAGAAAGGGGTGAGCCCTTTCTAGGAATCCCACCCCTCCCACCTAAAAATCTTAGTGAAAATAGACTAAGCGTTTTTAATACTTATCTACAGTACCTACTGAGAATTCGATACTTTCGATAGTGTTTTCTGAAGCCATTCTGTCCAGGTCTAATCCTGTAATCTTACATGGCCATACCTCTTCGAAGAGGTGGGTGTTAAGTACGGAAACTCCATCTTCAGCAAGTTCATTTACGATTACATTTTCCCAGTATTGGCTTGGTACCAAACCTCCACCAGCAATCATATCTTGGCATGAATAAAGCCAATCATGAAGCCATGTATCTGAACCTGCAGTAGTTAAAAGTTTACCTACTACTAAGTTACCTACAGTAACTCTACCGGCAGTTTTAACGTCCCGGTTAACGTCTCCATGAGCAACCTGGTCAATCTCTACATCTGGCAAAGTACAAGTTTGGAACAGATAAGTATTGATTGGGTGCTTAGGGAATGTGATACTCCAAAGGAATTTCTTTCTTGGATTCTTTACTTTTGCTCCCATGTTTTCTTAATTTTATTCGTTAACGTCCTGAACAGATACGGACTTGGATGCCTGGTCAATATAGATGCCCATAGTGATTTCTTGCATCGGAACGATATCCTTGAATTTCAGGATTGCTTTGTATTTACCTTGACGAACATCGGCTTCATTGTTAACCGATAAGTCATTGTACGAGTTAGCGTCTTGGTCACCCATCCAGGTGTATTCAGACATAGCATCTTCATCTACTAAGTTATCCAGCATTGGTTTAACTTCTAGATAAATCTTATTCCAAGTATTCCAGATATTTGGTTCTTCCAAATACTTTTCTAGAATAGGTCTAAGATTCTTTTTGAGATACAGATTCAATCTTACAATTGCAAGGAATCTTTCGGAATCCTGTTTTACCTGAGAAGAGAAACAATGCCATAACAAAGTTTGTTTACCCTGATTAGGAACATCTTTGATACAGATTATGTTTACATAATTCTGTGCCAATTTGTTGAGTTCTTTAGTTCTTGAAGGAGAACCATAGTTCGGGCATACCGGACCATTACCATCGTAGATAATACCACGATTCATACCGGCAAAGGATTTCCAAGGTCCGAATTGAGAAGCAGAAGCATCTCCCAATCCTGCAATAGTACCAAGAACATCTGAGTCTACCAAATTACCATCGGCATTGTAGTATTTAATACCACCACCGAAGTAAGCAACATATTTACTGTTACCTACAGTATCAAGGCAAGTTTGAATCCAAGTGATTATTGATATCAAATCTCTTGGTTGGTCACCCTGAGTATAATGAGTAGTATATTTTGGTACTTCAATGTAGTAGGTATATTCTTGCAGTCCCTTAACCATATCTACAGCAGCCTTGTGTACTTTAAGTACATTGGCAGAATCTTCAAGGTGTTGGTCAATATGTGAACAGAAGATTTGGTATACATCTACGTAATCCTTAACGAATTCCAAAGAAGCAATCCATTCGTCTGCAGTAGGAGCACTACCAGCACTACCAATTGTACCATTCAATTTTACTCCATCAGCAGTGATAGCAGCACCATTGAGTTTGATATCAATTGGGTTTCTTGTTCCATCTACATCATCGGTTAACCATTTGATGAAGTTGTTCCAAGATTTTATATTCTCTGTCTTTTCAGTTAATACCGGAACGATATATTCTGAGTTCTTTGCAAATGCACTTAGAGCAAGGTAGTCTACAGAAGTATCATTGTTATCATCTGCAGTTTTGTAAGTTACTACAGGACCTTGTTCAAGTACCTGACCGTTAGCACTGATTACTTGGTAGTAAACGGTGTTAGCCTGTTTGTAAATATTCATAGAGAATGTTTCAGCACTACCAACTGGGTCTCCATAACCTTTGGTTACCAAACCAAAGCCAACAGCAACTGAACCAGAAGCGAACTTAAAAAGAGTAGAAGCAGTTGGTTCCTCTGGAGTTGCAGATGCTACTACTGGAGAACCGTCTTCAGCAGCTTTAGGAGCAGATGCAGCTTTGGCTCGTATTGCTGCAGCAGATACTACACCTTTAGTTGCACCTTTACCAAGTACACGAATAACACGAAGCTTAGAACCACCATTGAAAGCCTTTTCGATGTTTGATACAGAACCATCTGGTACTATCTCAGAACCAAAAACTCTTTGGAATTGAGAAAAAGATTGGATGAGTTCTGACGGGTCATCATAAGGACCTTTAGTAGTTCTAGCCAATACACATGAAACTCCTAACATAGGAGTAGTTTGAAGAACATTGTTGTTCTTAAACTCGAAATTTACAGATGGTGAATTAGGCATATTTATACTAATTAAGTTAATTACTCATTTATTTAATACCTTCTAGTATTGAGCTATTTTACGTTAAGGTTAAGTAAATCGGATTCTGGCTTTTCGGTTAGTCCAATCAATACTGAGATGTCTTGAATTGGTACAAGTTCGCCTTCTTCAGCAAGCTTCTCAGGTAATATACCATCCTTACAAGTATACTGATATACTTTTTCAAGTAGACCATGACTCTCATCTGGGTGGTCATAGTAATTACCTATTTCGATAAATAGGTTTCCTGTTGGTGCTACCCGACCATCTTCCCATTCTTCTAAGTTATTATAATAAGGTCTTACGTATCCTCGAGAAGGTAATGCTTCATACATAATATTATGAAGTAACCTCATATCGGCTTGAGTATTGGATACTAGGTGAATGTCTAGAGTTATATCTTTCGTTTCATAAGGAAATTCAGATGCTTGGTAATTCCCACCTTCTAGCTTATCACCTATGATATATTTGTTCACACCTATATCACCATTATAGAATCCTTGCAATTCAATGGTAATTCTAGGGCATGTCTTTGCACCCTTAACCTGATTATTACCGATACCAAATATGGGAATGAATTTCTTTAAGGCTTCTGAGTCTTCCTTAAATCTTTTCTCATTCTCTAAGGATAATGGTAGGTAATCATCAGGATTTAGTGTAAGCTTTCTTTTTAATGCCGTCGTTAGTAGACAGATATAAAAAGTCCTTTCTACTATTTCTTCTGTATTTACCATAATTTTACACTATTTGAGCAGCTAACAAAGGAGTGAATCCATAAGTACCACCATCAGTAAATACACACTCGAAGTTGGCAGAAGTTCCACCTATCATCACTCCTGCAGTTTTTCTAGCATGTACAGTTGCTGAAAAAGTAGCTTGAGGTGTATTTGATATATTACCATAATTAGTAATCCAATAAGTTACAGTTACATTAGAATTAAATAACTTAACATCCTGTGATTGACCAACTGTTGGCATTTTAAAAGCCATAACCTCTTCTGATACCTTTTCACCTTCTATTAGTTTATCTCTATATCCAGTAATCGTAAATCCTACCGAAGTTTCATATACATTAGCATTCTGGTCTTTGGGTACGAATAAATTTACAGTTGGTGGTTCTAACCTATAATTATAGGAAACCGTACCTGCTGCCTGAATAACCTGAATGGTTTTATTATTACTACTTCCACTTTGTTTGATAGTTAGAGTTCCGGTGATAGATTGTTCAGTATGATTCTTAGAAGTTATGTTTACCTCTAGAGTCTTTTCTGCTGCATCAGTAAATCTAATACCAGCAGTAAATGGAGGTTCCTCTAGGAATTCAGCCGTAACCTCTACATTTTCCCAATCTCCTTGAGGAGTACCATTTATCATTTCTCTACGACGAGATGTAACTACCAAAGTATCAGTCCCACCTTTACCCAGAATATTAAGTGTATCCTTATCTACCTCTAATTGGTATTCGTAATTAAGGCTACCTTTCTTCTGAAGGAGGTTAACTGTTTTGGTAACTCCATTGACATCTATAATCAATGAAGCTCTCTTATCTGATTCAGTATCATTCAACTTTAATGGGTGTACCATTACAAGTGTAGGACCTTTACCAGATGTTTTATCTGCTTCAAAATCTGCCATTATTTTGTATATTTTCTGAGTTCTTTTCTTACTTCATTACGTATAGACTTCTGTAAAGCATCAGCTCCACCTGCAGCTTTATAAGCAGGTCTCCATAATTCACGAGCAGGTAAGTTACCATCTCTACTACCGTATTCTAATATGATAGCAATTTGATTAAGGGTTTTACGAGAAGTCTTTCCAAAGTAGGTTGTCTTTTTCAATCCAGGAGGTAGACCAACAAAGGTTCTGTCTTTTCGGTTCACTATAGTAACTGACCTTGCATATTGACCAGTAAGGTTTAATAGGGTATGAGCACCATACTTCTTAAGTGTAGCTACTGAATGTGGTGGCCAAGATACTCCGGAACCTGGAGGAGGAACTCCTGTATTTAAGCTCCTCTTAACAATACGAAGAAGTTGATTACCGAACTTCCTTGAACCCAAATCATAACCTCTTTGCATAATTTGGGGAGTTCTAGTAATCAACTTTTCTGCTTGCATTTGTTTCCTTGGGTCTACATAAATCTGAACACTTCCTATCGGGAGTGATATATTTATGTTAACCTTTTTTGCCATCTTTCTTTTCTTTGTTGTTTAATCCCAACTCTTGGGCAATTTGCAAGAGAAGATTCTCCTGGGTTGATAGCCGAGTGTATATCTCCATCTTAAATGTTTCAAGTTCTTCGGGTTTGTAAGCCTGAGCCGGAGCTTGAGGAGCAATCATACCTTCAATTGTCTTAAAGATATTATCGCATTCAGTTACGATAGTTTCATACTTATCCCGGTTATTAAGAACATTCAAGGCATTGGTTCTTTGAACATTTACCTCATTAACAATGTTCTTAAGGTCGGTAGTATAGTATACACCATTATGAATACCTTCCGTAGTTTGAACAGGTAAGAAGATTGTAAGTGAGGATACTGAATCCTGGATTACCACTTCTATACTTGAAACAAAGTTGCCATCATTGCCTGAAGACATAGGTTTAATTTCACCAACTCTGATTACTGTAGCTTTGTCAAAGATTGGATACATAGAACGTCTGTCTCTTTCTAAGGTATACAATGTATCACCTTTTTGTAGTTTCGAAAAAATCAATTCTTCCATAATTACCTCCTATTTATTAAATTTAAACCGAATGATACTGCACCTGGATTCTTCTGCATGAAGTCTACCAAGTTTAAGAATTGATAGTATCCGAACTGGTCTACAAGGGCTTGGGCTTTGTTTGCTACTTCTTGAGCAATCTCTTGATTAGGAGCAGGCAAAGATATCTGTATCTGATATTCGGTTAGTTTTTCTTTTTCCATCTCTCTAAGTTTTTAGGTGTTAAAACGAAGAAAGGAGTACACCCCGTAAGATGCACTCCTTTCTTTTAAATTTCCAGCCTCGATTAAGCCGGAGTTGTGGATGTAGTCTTAAGAGCGGCAACTACAGACTGTATAATGTTCTGGTCTCTCTGAGCATCTACTACTCGGTTAAGACGAGCAATTTCCTGGTCTTTAGCGGTGTTTTCGATGAGGCACTTGATTTCCTGTTGGCCATTCTTGATGTCGCAGCAGCAACGTTCCAATTGAAGAGCCAATTCAGATTTTACTTCTTTAATCAGGCCTTTAGTTTCGCAGCAGCATTGCTGTTGTTCAAAGCTCATGTTGCAAAGACGGTCCATAACACGGTTGAATCCTGCTCCCATTTGGTCACGAG